CGGCGCAAGGCTGAGCGTGAGCGCATTAAGGCGCAACGCAGGGCCTACGAGGAAGCCCAACGCGCACGCGAGGAGCGAGCCCGCCAGTGGTACTACAACGGTGGCTACCGCTCCATGAACAGCTCGCAGAGCTTCCCCGCCGAGGACAAGCAGATGGCGCTAGAGATCATCAACGCAGGCTACCGCGCCATGTCTCGCAAGCACCACCCGGATGCGGGTGGATCGCACGAGCAGATGGTGGCCCTCAACCGCGCTCTTGACAAGCTTCGCCTTGTCGTGAGCGGGAGCTAGCCATGTGGACCTGGCTGATGATCTGGTCCCGTAGGCGACGGAGGAATCACAAGTGACCCACCTCGGACTGCACCACAACACCAAGAACCACTGCGGTGCCACCGGCCCCATCTGCTACAAAGATGGCGATGCCTGGTCGGTCAACGTCATCGGCGACGAGCCCTGCGACTGGCGCTACAAGCTCCAGCCCAGGGACAGCAAGTGCCCCGAGTGCGATAGGCACATGCGGATCGCTCGCGACTTCAACATGATCATGCACCCGAACAACTGGCCCAAGTGGCCACTCCTGCCCATGAAGCGCCACGGTGACCGCACTCCTAGCTGTGGCGTGATCGTCGGTGACCCCAGCAAGTTCGGCACCGTCTGCTTCCTACCTGGGGCGTACATCTTCCGTATGCCGGAGGACACCCAGACCCGCGAGACGCAGATCGTCCCCGCGCTCCAACTGCTCGAGGATGGTTGGCAGGTCGACTGATGGCAACCAACTTCACATGGTCGGCCGAGGCCCCACGGGCCAAGGCTGCCAAGACGCCGTCTGGCAAGACCCGGGGGAGCAATCCCCCGGGTGCCCGGACCCGCAACGAGCCGCCCCGCGTCGTGCCCAAGGAGCCGTACCGCGAGGAGCTACCTGGCTTCAACTACCGCAAGCGCACAGCGGTGCCCAAGCCCGACTCACTCGAACTTCGCAAGGCCGTGGCACAGGCCACGCTGGACATCGCTAACGCACACGACGCGTACCTCAAGGCATTCAAGGCCTTCGAGGAGCTCGGCCCTCTGCCAGACTCGATCATCGGTGATCTACCACGGACCATGCTCCGCCGGATGAAACTCTTCAAGACCAGCAAGCCTCAGCCGGCCAAGCCGCCCTACCGAGTCCTGCGCAGGGTCGAGAGCGAGACCCACTCAGGCAGGATCTACGAGATCCGCGAGAACAACTTCGGGCAGATCTACTGCACCTGCCCCAGCCGCAAGCAGCCTTGCAAGCACCTGCGCCCGGAGGAGAAGTAGATGGACTTCCTGCTCACCGTCAACGACAAGGTGTGCCACGTCATCGCGGATGGCGTGGAGGTCTGGATCAGGCCCGAGGATAACCTCATCGTGATCAAGACCGAGGGCGATCGGCTGCTCGCCACCAAGCACGAGGCGTGGGTCGACCACCTCACGGTCGACGTCAGCCCCCGGCTGGAGGACTGATGAAAATCATCAACTACTGTGAGTGTGAGCACATCTCACACATGGACAACAACGAGGGCCACCCGTACGGTGCCCGCGCTGAGGTCAAGCCCGTGAGGCTACGGGACATGGGCATCTGGGTCATCTGCGAGCACTGCAAGACCCACTGCCACAAGGACAACGTGGAGGTGAAGAGCGCATGACACTCAAGCAGTCCATCCTCGCCGCAGTTGAGATGGCCCTCGACGCTGTGCCCGACGGCCATCGCGCCATCGGCTTCGCAGTCCAGGTTCTCAGCGTGCCCAACTGCGGCGAGGGCAACTCGTACATCGCCGCCACGCATCTCATGCACGAGGACTACGAGCCGCAGATGGGCGACATGCTCAGCGACTTCGTGGACGCCCTCAAGGGCGAGATCAACAAGATCGACCACACCAAGGAGGTAGGTCACTAATGATGACCAGGGACGAGCGCGAGGCGCTCGAGAAAGGAATACTGATGCTAACGTGTCCACGATGCGAGGAGAAGGTCAACCGCCTGCTCCCAGACAAGAATGGGGAACTGGTCTGCGATGAGTGCGACCTCAAGACCATCCATGCCCACATCAGGGGCATGCCGATCGGTGTCTGGTTGGTGCCTGCGCAGATCGCTGCACTCGCCGCCGCGGCGGAGTTCATCATCGACAACGGCGGGTTCCCCGACAACGAGGAGCTCACGGAGCACCTGCGCAACGCCCTGCGGGTCCTCGACGAGGGTAAGTAGATGACGTTCCTCATCGGACTACCCATGATCCTGTTCTTCATCCTGCTACTGCTGTGGGTGTTCCTAGACCAGTGATTGTGCCCCCAGTGGCTCGGGCCGCCGAGCCACTCAAGGTGCAATCCCGCACCCAGGGTTGCAGCGCAACCCATAACCGAAAGGAGTTCGCAGTGCAGATCAACATCAAGAAGCTCAAGGAGAAGGGAATCACGGTCCGGTTGATCGACGAGTTCGGCACGCAGCCCAAGGGCCTCCAGGGCATCACGCAGATCGAGGTATTCCCCGAGAATGGCAGGCCGCTCCCCGACGAGGTTCTCGCCGGCATCCGCAAGCTCCTGAGCAACCAGGAGTACGCCGACGCCCTTCTCGAGGGCTTGGTCCACAGGGTCCAGACCTTCCAGATCCTCGAGGCGATCGAGAGCACGGAGGACTGACTTGAAGCCGAAGCAGCCCAAGCGGAAGCCTCCGAAGCCAGCGCCCCTTCCCGCGTGGCTACAGGCTCTCCGGAACCGCAACCTCGCAACACTGTGTGGAGGCACAAAGTGACCATGCAATTCGAGGTCATCAAAAATAACAGCAGGCTGATCGTCACGGTCCACGATGGTATCCTCGTCGCGGCCGAGTCACCAACGCATCCCTGCTATCGCTCGATGTCCATCGGGCAGCCGTGGGCCGAGGTCCGCAAGCTGTTCGAGGCCGAGGGATTCCTCATCCACCATGGCAATTGAGAAGTGCAAGAAGTGCGGGCAGACGCAAGACATCTGCCTGGTCACGATCGAGAACGTGGGCATAGTGCATCTGTGCCAGACGTGCCTTGACAAGTTTCTCAAAGCCGCAATCGAGGCCTTCGAGGCCGTGAGAAAGGAGCAGCAGAAGTGACCATTATCTTCGAGAAGGAGCGCGACACCAAGAACACGGTGCGCTTCACAGAGAAGCCGGCAGCCGACGAGGCACCGGTGATCGGAACCCTGTACGTCCAGAAGTGGTTCGCCAAGGGCGCCACGACCCTAGAGGTCACGATCGAGACGAAGGACTAGCAACGCGAGCCGGTGTAGCTCAGTGGTAGAGCACATGATTCGTAATCATGAGACCGGGGTTCGATTCCCCGCACCGGCTCCAAAGGAGAGACTATGAAGCTCAAGCTCAAGCTCCTCGCCGAAACCCGGGTGCCCGCCACCTGCGAGTTCGTTGTGGAGTGCCCCGACGAGTTCAAGACGCCCCAGGCAGCGGCAGCGTGGGCGGGCAATAACCTGACGGAACTACTCAACCAGGCCGACAAGGACTATGAGGAGAAGCACAGCGCGTACGTCCGGAGCGGCTACACCATCAAGTGCCCCGACCGCCCGTACTACTGGTCGGTAGATGACGACGACGTGTGGAACAACGTGAGCAACGCCGGCGTCGAGCTGGACGAATGGGAGGAAGTGAAGTGAGCAAGCTCAGCGCACCGAAGAAGGCGCGGCCTCCCGTGACCTTCGAGACGACACCTGGTAGCAAGAGCTTCCAGGGCATCTGCCACGATATGTACAAGGCATTCGGTGGCTGCTACAACAACCTGAAGGTCCTGGCCCACACGGAGGCTGAGCGCCAGGTCCTGGTGGCACAACTACACGAGCTGCGCAGCGATGTCCGTGAGTGGCTCGAGAAAGCACGAGGTACATGAACCTAGAACAGTTCGAGACCTGGCTGCAGGGCCTCCCGCTCCAGGTGACCTACGGACGGGTGGACGGTGCGTTCGTGTACCGCCTATTCTACACTGGCCCGACGTACAACGTCGAGCTCTTCCGCGACAAGGACCCCGCCAAGGTCAAGGTGTTCATCAAGGGGTTCCAAGCAGCGACAGAGGTAGCTAAGAAAACGACTTAACAGCCCGGTTGGCTGTTCAACCATTGAACAGCCAACTAAGGTGTCAAGTCGGCACCCACCGGGCACAGCGCCCGGAGTAGCCAACCAGGAAAGGACGATGAAAGACACGATGCCATCAAACAAACGAACGCTCTCCAGAATCTCGGGCGTCCTCCGAGCCCGCAATCGGGGGGATATCACCGGTGCTGAAGCACTCAGTGCCATCGCACGGATCGTTCGCGAGGAGGCTGCGGCCGAGGCAAGGAGGACAGCGGCGTGAAGTACGAACTGTACATGGAGTGCCGGGCGGGGACCCGCCACGCTCCACGTACTCAGTTGATCATAGTGCTCCCGAACGGAACGTTCCAGCTCCAGCGGGTCTGTGCCCAGTGCAAGACGCAGATCCCGCAGACGTGGAACGGGCGGGGCGCTATCCTCAAGCGTAACTACAAACACAGCCCAGAGTATCGGGCATTCATCAACGATCACGACCCAGCAGAGGCGCGAGTCGCCATACTGGGCTCGGATATCAGAAAGGTACAGGCCCCCCGTGGCGGAACGAACAATCCTAGTGTGCGACAAGTGCCCGGAGCCAAAGCCAAACGCGGTCGCAAGCCTGGTTCTCAGCAACGGCCACGTGACAAGAGGCGCGCTTAAGATCGACCTCTGCGTCAAGCACAAGCGCGAGCTAGAGCGCTCCTTCAAACCTCGCAGCAAGCCGGGCCCCAAGCCCAAACGCCAGGAGCGTCTGGGTAAGGGCGAGATGGCCAAGCTACGCGAGAGGTTCGCGCGTCTAATCGCCAAGCATGCCAAGCTCTCGAACGAGACGGTCCGCGAGGCACTTGGCCTCGACACACGGGCAGCGACCAGGCTGCTCCGCGAGGGCGTGGCCAACAAGCAGCTCAAGCACGAGGGACGCAGCAAGAGCTCCGTCTTCACACGGGCATGAAGATCCGTCAGACAGGCACCCACCGCAAGGGCATGAACGCTATCACCAACGAGGCGTTACTGAGGGCAGCGGCCGGCTCGGTCCGGTTCTATCTTCAGCGGCACTACCGCCCGCTACCCATGCCTAAGCGCCCGTTCGACAACTGCCCGATCTGCAAGGGGAAGGAGGGACGATGAAGGGAGACGATGATTTCGTCAAGCTCGGGGCAGCCCACGCAGCCGCGGGTATGCCCCGCTACAGGTTCCAGGAGCCTCACTTGCAGGCCCTGTACGACAAGGGCTACGAGCTGCACGACCATCTGCTGGAACCTCCTCAGCCCGCTGTCATCCAGTGCCAGAACTGTAGCTACAGATACAGGCTGATCCCTCACGCAAAGCCTCAGTGCCCAGACTGTGGTTACCGTCCCCGATACTAGAATGCCTCGCTCTCCAACAGAGTTGGACGTCGTGGAGCACCTGCTCCAGAATGCGGCTGGGGCGATCCGTGACATGAAGTGCGGGTCGCTCCAGCTGGAGCAACTCAAGACGGCGATCTACCACGACATCTGCCAGGGAATCACGAAGTGCGCGGACTATGCGTACGGCTACCTGCCAGATTGCAAACCACCTCCGGGTCCCACTCCGGGTCCCCGGTCCTCCCCTCACAGCCCTCCCCGGGGTGGGGGGGAGGGGCGGGGCAGCAAGAAGGCGGCCGGCTCACCTAAGGAGTGGAGCTTTGCCGCAGATTTGGATCTACTCAAATGACTGACTGGTTCGAGTACAGATCGAAGTGCTCGCTCTGTGGTTGGGACGGCCCCGACTCAGAGATCAAGGAGCACAAGCAGATGGGCTTCGCCAAGTTCTTCGGCGTTTGCCCTGGCTGCGGCAAGTGGAGAACCCGCGATATCGTTGCCATGGTCAACGCGGGTGCCGGCCGCTTCCGCCCGTCCTACGGGCACAAGTCATGTCTCGCGGGGTACGCTGTCCACGGCGCCTGCGGGAAGTGGCACAAACCGGGCACTGGGTGCCCGAACAAGCGAGGTGGGTGATGGAATTCCCGAAGTGTCCGAGGTGCAATAGGTTCGTGATCGTTCCCTTGTCAGACTACGGGAGCGACACCGGCGGGTCCGTCAAATACAAAGCGTGGGTCTGCCTGGATGAGAGGTGTGGCTGGACACTTCGCATCGACCGCGGCCAGATCAGCTTCACGCGAGACAAGGTGAAGCCCTGAGCATGGGACTCTGGGTGTCTTTCGAGGTCGAGATTCATCTACGGGGCCGACCCCTGCTCGTGCAGGTACAGGACCACTACATCCAAGACGGCGACGTAGACGAAGACGGCCAACTCCTAACCGACGAACTGGTCTTCACCTACAAGGTATTCGACCCCGAGGAGGAAGCTGAGATCACCCAGATAACTACAGAGGAGCACGAACATATCTACAAAGCAATCATTGCGGACCTACAACAGATCTGTGCTGACTAACAGTGCGTGGGGGGGCTTCGGCCCCCCACCGGGAGGCACATGGACGTTGCATCCGTCTATAGGCGGCAGGGTGTGATCCGCGAGATCTGCCGGCGGGTCGGCTACCAAGGCCGGTTCGTATGGCTCATCTCTGCGCCCGAAGTCACCATCCGGGCTACCCACTTCTCGGGTACCTCCCGGCTCCGGTTCGTGATGGTCAACATCGCCCGGGAGCCGTACAAATACGTCCGGTTCGCAGCGCGCGAAGCAAAGCGCGTCAAGCTCGACTACGACACGGTGATCTGCGCCCTCCCTACGCTACGGGGCCGGCGCAGGGATCTGATGATCTTCATGCTCTGCAAGCGCTCGAGGGACAACCAGTGGTCTTACGCTAACAGCAACAAGCTCTCGCCTGAGGAAATCGCAGTGTGCCTCGGGCAAGATTCGTTTGATCCAGCTACGATGGCAGTCGCCCATGCAGTGTGCGTGTACAGGGATCTAGTAGACCCACGGGGCCGCATCACGCCCCGCGGTGCTGAACTGTTGGACGGAAAGAAGCTGTATCGGAAGGTGTGAGGGCGCCATGCGCCCGGCCGGCGCGGTAGCCGGTAGAAACGGTGAGTCTCAGCCGTCGACAAAGTGAGACATGATTAAACCCCACATATCGCTTCACTGATTGAAGCGCCAACCGGCGCGGCGTCTTGCTGCGTCCAGCGGCTTGCTATGTGCCAAGGCGTGATTGCGCCTAGGAGTACCTATGCCGAAAAGCGTCGACTGGTCCAAGCAGGTAGGTTTAGAGCTAGTCAAGGCAGGTTTCTTCGCCCTCGCAAAGAAGAACCATCCCGATGCAGGTGGGTCGCATGAGAAGATGCTCGTCCTTACAGCAACAAAGGAGCACCTCGAGGGCATCTTGAATGGGACCAGGTATACCTACCAAGATCCACCCAAGGGTGGCCCCGAGTACACCTGGCACCGCAAGCCTGAGCCACCACCTAGGCGGCCCAAGCGCGAAGGGTTCAGCGAACCTCCTCGCCCGAAGAACATGGTGAAGTACGCCTATGGATGGTGGATGATCGAGGACGTGGAGTGCATCAGGGATAGTGACAAAGCTATTCTAGTGCAGGTGCCAGGCGAGGACGAACCTATCTGGTTCCCTAAGTCCCAACTACACAAGAGTGCTAGCCAGGTATTCGAGTACGGAGACATTGGAGACATCGTGTTTAGCGAGTGGATCGCTAAGCAGAAGGGCTGGTTGTGAGTAGAGGAGGTCCACAGAAGAATCCCAAGCTACAGGCGGCAATCGTGCGCTTCCGTGAGCTACGTTGTCTGTACGGGCACCTACCGCGACGAGGTCGGACGCCAGAGATGCTGCGCCACTTCGAGGCCGCACAGGTAGAGATGTTCAACCTGGCCCAGCTTATATGCGAGATCGCTGCGCCAGCTACCCAGTACAGGCTCGAAGAAGTACGACGTGAGATCATCGAACAGATCCATCTGGCTATCAAGGTACCGACGGGTGCTCGCGTAGTAACGAAGCGTATACCCAACGACACGCTTACCTGGTCTGAGTTCCAACTCACTCCAGAGATAGCGGTTGATCCTTCGATCACCAACAACGCTGTGTTGTTCCCGCTGCTCCATGAGCTCAAGCACCTCCTTCGAACACAGTGTGGCCTGGTGAACACGCTGACCCTTGGTAGATTGTAAATTTGACATTGGCACCTGGTTTGCTATGACTACCAGGGGGCTTCCCCCCAACCGAACCGGCCTTTGAAAAGGCCAGAAAGAGGATTTCATGGCATCCACTCTGACCGTCCCCGACAAGCACGAAGCAAAGGTCAAGTCCGTCACCCTCAAGGTCAGCACCGGCAAGGGCGACGACAAGTCCGAGCAGGACTTCCAGGCGGACCTCCCCGCCTCCATCGAGGACGCGGTCGCGCTCCTCGGCGCGAAGGCAGTCTTCCGGCGCTTCATCAACGCTCACGTCGTGTACCTCCAGGGCGTCGAGCGCGCGAAGCTCCAGAAGGAGACCGAGACCGAGCCCCGCGAGCGCAAGCGCGCCCAGTACCTCGAGTCCCTCGGCCTGTGAGCGAGCGGACGGGGGCCGTTGTGATTCTGTGGAAGACAGCCAACGGCTCCCGTCCTCACGGGACAACTACCCGCGAGATCGGGTACTATCGCGGCTTCCAGAGGTGGCTACGTATGGGAAAACAAATGGACGAGATGAGCGACGACGAGCTCATAGCCGCCATCAGCGAACTGCAAGCAGTCAGGGTTCCTAGCAGCAAGACTCCAAAGCAACCGAAGCGACTCGATGAAAAGAAACCGCCCAAAGACCCCGCTAAGCGCACCTGGCGGGACGACCTATTTGGTGAGTGAGATGCTCACGGCGTACAAGATCCTACGCGAGATCGAACTGCTCGACTGGTCCGGTCACGTTGAACTGCCGTACACCGACATGCAGTGGCTCGCCATGCAGCTCTACGTGAAGCTCACACAGACAAGCGAAGAGGTCTGTGACGCTTGCAACAAGACCGCCCCTATCGTGCTCAGCACTTCGCTCGGGAACATCTGTGCTGAGTGCGTGGAGGACATGAACGACAATATCGACCAAATGCGCGACGCAATGGGGGACGAGTAGGTTGGTAGTTTTCTAGCAACGCCCCAACGATGTATCGCGCCGGGGAGGCGACTATGGGGGATCCGAGTGAGTTCTGGTTGGACTCGAGCAAGATCGAGACTTTCCATCTCTGCCCACAGAAGTATGCATACCGATACGTTGAGCACCTCGTCCCCGTTGACAGGAAGCGCGAGTCGGCGCTCATGTTCGGGGGCGCGATCCACAAAAGCCTAGAGTCGCTCTACAAAGGCACCGGCTTCGAGAAGGTCAAGTGCCCGCTCTGTCAGCAAGGTTGTTTCTACTGCAAGGGCGTTGACATCCCCAAGATCAGCGCCGTCTTCCTCGCCAACTACAGCGACGATCCCGAGGATCCAAAGGAGATCCGCACGGTTGATCGGGGGCTGGAGATACTGGCGTACTACCTGACCAAGTGGCGTCGCGAGCCCTTCAAGGTACTACAGGTCGAGAAGCCCTTTGAGATCACCTTGACTAGCCACTTCCGTGACTACTACGATGAGTTCCAGTTCACCTACATCGGACGCATCGACCTCGTCGTGGACTACGAGGGCACCCCGATGACGGTAGACCACAAGACCACCACTCGGTTTGGTATGGTGTTCGACGCGGGGTTCAAGCTCAGCGGACAGTTCACCGGGTACATGAAGGGAGCTAGCAAGCTCATCGACCAGCCTATCCACTCGGCTATGAGCAACGCTATCAGGATCACTACCAAGATCGGTGACGACAGCTTCGCCCGCATCTTCACCCACCGCACTCCCGAGGAGTTCGACCAGTGGGAACGTGAGACTGCATTCGTCGCGATGCAGATCTCCGAGATGACACACGCAGGTTTCTTCCCAAAGGCCGCACCCTTCGCGTGTGGAGCATACAACCGCATCTGCGAATATTATCCACTCTGCATTGCCGCGGCACAGACCCGCGAGACTCTCAAGCGCTCGGCCTACAAGATCGAGCCGTGGGAGCCAAGGAAGGACAGCGATGAGTGAACTCGAGCGGGTGATGCCCGCCCACGACGACAAGATGCACTACCGAGGTCGCTCGTATCTATTCTACGGACCAGCGGGCTCGGGCAAGACGACCCTGGCAGCGATGCATCCCGGCAAGCGGAAGCTCTGGCTCGATGTCGACCAGAAGCTGCACGAGATGGAGGAGCTACCGAATCGTGGAGCTATCTCGTGCTGGATACCCGACGAGCCGCTCGGTAACCCTGAGCGGATCGAGATCCCATGGTCGCCGGATCCTAAGAACGTGCAGGCTGGCACCATTCCAGCGAAGAAGCCTCTGGGCTACGAGAAGCTGGTGGCCGTCACCAACGAGCTACTGAAGCAGGCCCGTACTGAGCAGGGCCTGGACTACGATTGTGTGGTGCTCGATACCCTAACGGCAGTTGGCGACCACTGGTCTAGGCTGCTCATGTACACGCACCGGGTCTCGTTCATGACCGAGAGACTGTGGGGTATCTACCTCGCGGGCATGATGGAGTACCTCAATGGATTTCTCACTCTCCCTTGTGATCGAATCGTCATCTGCCACGAGAAGCGACGAACTGATGAGGATACTAAGCAGGATGTTATACGACCTTCAGTCGCTGGGCAAATGGGAGATAACCTCGTGCGGTTTTTCACAGAAGCATATTGGCTTTCTGGGCGTGAACGTAGCGGGAAGTACAAGCTACAGACTGTCACAGCTAACGGAGCTGCTGCACGAACTAGTCGAAAGCTCGACCCCGAAACCCTAGCAGGGCCAGAGATCTTCGCGTAGCTACGCTGCAGTGCGTCATTGCGAAAAATGACTACTCGCCTGGATCAAGGAAATGAACTACTTTTTCAAGCGACTCATACTGCGTATTGCGCTGGCTTTGTTGTCCGTGGTAATCGAGTGGTGGCAGCGGCGCCGATCATTGCACGTCGAGTCCTGTCCGTACCAGCACAACACGCTATCGCCCGACTTGTATCTTGCGGCGCACGAATCGAACACGTCTTCACGGCCGGTCCGCCGGCCTTAACCAGCGTGCGGTAGCACGCCAAAAGGAGTAGCATCATGGGTGACGCAGACTACATCAACATCAACCTGGATGACGTCGACGATGGGAGCGATCCCGTCCCGGCGGGCCTCCAACTGGTGCGCGTCAAGAGCGCCCAGAAGAAGCACAAGGAGGGCAGCGAGTACCCGTACATCGACGTACGGCTGTCGCCCCTCGAGGTGGAGGACAAGTTCAAGAACCGCCAGCTCTTCCTCACCCTGAGCTTCCACCCCAACGCGATGTGGAACATGAAGCGCTTCCTCAAGGCGGCACAGGTGCCGTTCGACGCGAAGGGCTTCCACATCGAGGACTTCGCAGGCAAGGAGCTGTACGTCACCGTGAACCACAAGCCGGACCAGAGCGACCCCACCGCGATCCGCGCGGAGGTGAACCCGCCGTACACCAAGGCGTAGTCTAACCTAGGACGCCCGGCGGTTCGACGATCCGGCTGCCCCCAGTCGGACCCTCCCCGGGCCGTCGGGCGTCCAATGTGAGGTGCGTATGAACCAGCGTTGTAGCGCAAAGATCCAGGGAGTCAAGGAGACGCTCGCCGAGGTTGTCGATGCGCTCGATCACTTGGTTGAGGGTATAGATGCAGACAACGAAGAGGACGTCTCGGAGGCACTCGAGATGATGCCGACGGCTCGCGTGATCACCAAAGCAGTCGAGGACCTCGGTATGATCCTACGGAACGCGCCGTGGGAGAGCGGCAGGAAGGGCAAGAAGAATGGCTGACGAACGCATCGCCATCACGGACATCGTCATCGGTGAGAAGCACAGGATGCGGAAGTTTTTCGGCAACATCGAGGAGCTTGCCGCGTCCATCGCCCGGTTCGGATTGCTCACGCCTATCGTCCTGGACAGCGAGAACAATTTGATCGCCGGGCACCGACGCATTCTCGCAACCAAGAGCCTCGGGCACCCTGACATCTTGTTCCGCCGCATCGAGGCCCTGGATCCCATCACGCGGCAGGAGCTCGAGCTAGAGGAGAACATTCGCCGCAAGGACCTCGAGTGGCAGGAAGAGGTCGTCGGGCTCTACCGACTTTACATGGCAAAGCAGGCCAGGTATGGCGAGAAGGGCAACCCACTCTCCGAGAACGGGGGGTATGGAATCGAGGAGGCCGCACGGGAGCTGGATCGGGCTACCGGATCTATCAGCATGGACCTGGCGCTCGCCAAGGCGTTACAGGAGTACCCCGATCTAGTCGAAGAGAAGACGAAGTCGTCCGCGTTCAAGCGGTTCCGCAGGATGAAGGAGACGGCACTGCGGGCGGAACTCGCCAAGCGAAAGCAAGGTGAGGACCATGGTCAGCTCGTCGAAGACGAAGAAGAACTCGAAGACGAAGCACAGAGCACCGAAGCTCCAGCCTTTCTACGCCAACCTATTCGCAAGGCTGTCTGGAAAGGGATTGGCGTATTCTATCATGCTGACGCACGTGATGTCCTGCGCGGATTGCCGGAGGACTCTGTCGACCTTATTGTCACTGACCCACCCTACGGGATAGGGCTGTACAAAGAGGGCGCGGCAGTAAGCTCGAGCAAGTTCGCCGAGTCGCAGGGGGCCATGTACGACGATGACCCCAAGACGATCATGGACATGCTCGACGAGACATTCATGCACGCGGCTAGGCTACTGAAGCCAGACGGCCATGCGTACGTGTTCTTCCACATGACTCGGTACGAGCCCGTGTACCTTATGCTCAAGCGACACTTCGGGGAGTGCGAGGCGACACCTATCATCTGGATGAAGCAGACCACAGGCATCGGAGATCCCACGCGCAACTGGATCTACAGCTACGAACCTTGCTTCTGGGTGAACCGCGGACGTATCCTTGTCAAGCCACAGCCCTTCAACGTGCTCAAGTATGACACAGTCGGAAAGAAGATCCACAGCGTTGAGAAGCCCGTCGCGCTCATGCGGCACCTCGTCGAGGCGTCAGCCGTCAAGGGAGAGATCGTGCTGGATCCCTTCGCCGGATCTGGAAGTACGCTGGTTGCTGCAGCTCAGCTCGGCTGTCGGTTCATCGGGATCGAGAAGCATCAGGACTTCTATCGAAGTGCGATTGATCGTGTGGCACGCGATCTGGCGAGTGAGGCAGTCTCTGACGTGGCGCCAGTTGTTGATCCTGAACCTGCTGGCGAGCCTAACTCCGAGGGAGCTTCTCAATGAGATCCATAAAGGTCTACATCGCCGGACCGTATAGTCAAGGAGACGTTGAGGCAAACGTCGAGGTAGCTATGCGCACCTGGCTTGAGTTGTGGGCCGTCGGATACATTCCGTACTGTGCCCACTGGACCTACTTTCAGAACAAGTTCCTTGAGCTACCGTACGATGACTGGCTCGAGTTCGACGGATACTGGCTGGAGAGTTGCGATGCAGTTCTCCGACTACCAGGGCCTTCGCGCGGAGCAGACATGGAGGTAACGGCAGCTACCCAGCTAGGCATGTCGGTCTATAATAGCACGACAGAGCTACTAAAAGGCCTACCTCCTAATGGCAAGCCAGCTACACGGAAAGATAGTTCCGCCTAGCGGAACCATCGCCTGTCAGATAGCTTTTGTGGGCGCCCGACCGGGCCATGACGAATGCTACTCAGGTAGACCATTCTCTGGCCCGTCGGGTGACCTGCTTTGGCGGCTAGCAGGCGTCAACAGGAGCGAGTGCTATGTCACAAACGTCCGCAAGGACTACAGCGACCTTTACTCTGTCCCGACAGCGGCTGAAGTTGATGAGGTGCTGCCCACTCTGCGGGAGGAGCTTGCTAGAACCACTGCTACTATCTTCGTCGCAGTTGGCGCGCAAGCTCTCTACGCCCTCACGGGCCGACCATCAATTGAGCAGTGGCGGGGCTCCGTCCTCGAATGTTCTCTGGTGCCCGGCAGAAAAGTTATTGGTACGTATCACACTGCTGCCGCCCTCCGCGACTGGCCGCTAACTAGGATCATTGAGCATGATCTAAGGAGAGCTAGAAGTGAAGCGACCTCTCCGAATATCGTTCGACCTCTCCGCAAGTTCACGATCAATGCCAACCTTGAAGAAACTGTTAGCCATCTCGACGGGCTTGGCGATCCTATTTCGGTGGATATCGAGACAATCGGAATGGACTTCCCTACGTGTGTCGGTATCAGTGACGATCCCTCCAGGGCTATCTGCATACCATTCCGCGGAGGCTGTCTCGGAATTAGCGAGCTTGCGTACGTATGGCGTAAACTCCACCGTGTCTTTCGAGCCAGAGGTATCATCGGACAGAACATCCAGTTCGACCTCACCCGGCTTGAAAGGTACGGGTTCAGGTTCCCGCGTATTGCGTTTGATACCATGCTCGCGCACCACCTCCTCTACCCGGAGTTCGACCACGACCTAGGCTTCATCGTATCTATCTACACGAGGGAGCCCTACTACAAGCATGAGAGCAGCACCAATCTCTGGGAGTATAACTGCAAGGATGCTGCGTGTACCTACGAGTGCTATCTAGGTCTCAAGGGCGAACTCGAGAAGGTCGGTCAAACTAGCTACTTCGATCAGCACGTCATGACCTTGATCAGACCCATCATGCATATGCAGAGCCAGGGGTTTGTGATCGACAAGCCGGCCCTCGATACGACTAGGGCGCGGATGGAACTCGAGCGTGAGTATCTGCAGTTGCAGCTCAACGAGATGGTCGGGTTCGACATCAATGTCAAGAGCGGGCCCGACCTGCGACGCCTGCTCCACGACGAGCTCAAGCTACCCAAGCTCAAACACACCCGCACGGGGCTGCCGAGCACCGATGAGGACACCCTTCGCAAGCTGTCATTCGACAGCGAGAGGCATGCGCCCGTCTTCAAGAAGATCCTGGATGTACGCGAGAGGCGCACGATGCTCAGCGGGTTTCTATCAATGGCTACGGGACCGGATGGAAGGTACAAAGCAGACTATCTGATCCACGGGACCAAGTCGGGCCGCTTAAGCAGCCGAGGCAGGGGCAGCGGACCTCAGCTGCAGAACATCCCGATGCGTGCCAGGAAGATGTTTGTAGCGGCGCCTGGACACATACTACTTCAGGGAGATTTGAAGCGAGCGGAGGCGATGTTCGTCGCCTTCGACAGCGAGTCGCCTAGCCTGCAGAAGCTATACACGGATGACAGCATCAATCCGTACTGTGAGTTTGCGAGTCGGACGCTCAACAGGAAGGTGAGCAAAAGTGAAGAGGAAATCTACAAGACCTTCAAAACGGTCACACACGCCAGTAACTACGGCATGGCCTGGAAGAAGCTTATCATCATCCTCCGACTCGCTGGGATCAACCTTGAGAATCTCGAACTCCGAGGCTTGTGGGGCGCCAAGAAGAAAGCTGAGTACCTTATCGAGTCCTACCATGTGCTTGCGCCTGAACTTAGAGCTGCTTGGCATCCACGTATACGTTCTATACTCAGGGCCACCCGATGCATTCACGACGCGTTCGGCAGGCGACGACTGTTCCTTGATCGAATGGACGAGGACTTGTTCCGAAAGGGGTACGCCCAACGTCCTCAATCTTCAATCGTGTCCGTTACTAATCAAGGAGTACGGACTCTCTATTCCGCTGGCCGAAGGGTTCTCGCTCAAGTCCATGACTCGATCGTCCTCGAGGTCCAGGAAGAAGAAACGGCCGTAGCTCTCGCGGAGCTAGAGCAGGCTATGTCAACACCAGTAGAGACGTGGGGAGGCACTATAACGATACCCGTGGAACTGAAGATCGGCTATAGCTGGGGGGACTTGCATGAAGTTGATCTCAAGAGCCCACTTCCTGATACGAGTCACTGGCGAACTGCCAGCATGGGTGGGCTTCGATGAGTGGGGCAGGTACACGGGGACTGACCCGTACATACCAGACAAGGCGGAGAGGGATCTTGTCGTTACGCTAGCACAGGAGAAGGCAACGAGGATCTTTAGACATGCGTCTAGAAGTGGAGACACCTAATGGTATCAGGTACATCATACGCCAGGTCAGGCCGGCCGAGTATGCCACCTTCAAAGTTATTCGAACTACTACTAAGGATAAGGGAAAGCGTCGGCGAGGTGGTGTTCTTAGACGCTCTCGCCCTAGTCCAAACTGAGTCGAGATCGCCGGAGGGCTGGGGAGGGGGAGGCGTGGGAGCCGGAGGGGACCCGGACGCCGGAGGTGGTGCGGGCGTCGGACAAAGCAAATGCTAGACGAGTCTTTCCTGCGGCTCTATCTCAAGTATACCAGCAAACAGGAATCGCCAGACGACTTCCACCTATGGGTCGGGATGACGATGGTAGCAGCAGCGCTGGGACGCAAGTGCTTCATCAACAGGGGGTACTACCGCCTGTTCCCGAATCTATTCACGATCTTAGTCGCCGGCTCGGCCCGGTGTAGGAAGTCCACGGCGATCAACATTGGCGTCGACCTGCTCAAGGTCGTGCCGACGACTAGAGTCATCGCGGGGAAGATCACACCCGAGCGATTCATCGAGGAGATCCGACCGGACGAGGGCAGTCAGATCGCTCCAAACATCTTGGTCCACAGCGGTGAGCTGAGCGTCTTCCTGACCAAGCAACAGTATGGGGAGCCGCTGATCCATATCCTGACGGACATGTACGACTGCCCGAAGGACTGGACCTACAAGACCAAGAACAAGGGCCAGGTCTTGCTCAAGGACTTGTTCCTCTGCATCATCGCTGCGACCACGCCCGATGGAGTGGCGCAGGGTATCCCTCCGTCGGCGCTCCTCGAAGGATTTGCGTCACGGGTCCTGTTTATCTACCAGGGAGATACCCCACGCCGTAACGCGTTGCCCGAGCTGACCGAGGAGGACGAGGAGCTACGGCTTCAGCTCTGCGCGATCATGTCCAAGATAGGGGAGCTCGAGGGTGAGTTCAAGCTCACGCCGGCTGCCAAGGAGTGGTACATCAACTGGTACAATAACATCGAACCGCCCGCCGACAAACGGCTCGAGGGCATGTGGGGCAGGAAGCACGACCACGTCCTGCGCATAGCGATGGTGCTGGCCGGCTCGAGCCTGTCGAGGGAAATCGACGAAGGGTTTCTGGACGGAGCACTCCGGGCCGTAGAGACCGTCGAGGGCAACGCGCCTCACGCGTTCGCCGAGATCGGTGGGGACCAGCAGACCAACTATCTCAGCCGGGCCGCCACCTTTATCAGGCGGGCCAAGCGCGTGGGTCACAGTGAGGTTCTACGGAAGCTCTACCCGTGCCGAGCTGACCAGCTCAAGATCATTATGGAGACACTGATCGAGTCCGGTATGGTCAAGCGCGACGAGACCCACCCGAGCCAGTACGTTTGGATTGGCGACGATCTCTAGCGGGCCGCTTCAATTGGTGAACCGCTAACGAATCAGGTTCCTGGAAGAGGCGCGCCACCGGTCATCGGGAGCGGCTGGCCGGTTGGCACGCCGCCTGGCGAGACCATCTGCCGCTGCACCATCGCCGATGCCTGCTGCCGCGGCGTAACAGCCTTGTCGGTCAAGGTGCTGATCGCGGCCTCTGGCGTCAGGCCAAGCTCGTTGAGAATCCGTGCGGCTAGCCTCGCGGTGGTCATAGGGTTGCGCCCGGCCGCGACGTTCTCGGCGGTCTTGACTAGTAGTTTGCTGGCAGTTGTATTCGTAAGAGCTTTCGAGACAACTGCCGGGGAGAACAGGACGGCTGCCAACGTGTAGAATCCACCTCCTGTTGCGATACCTGGCGAGCCTCGCATCAACCCTGTAACACCCGATATCGTACCTGCCAGTGTGAGACCTACCCGCGCTGTGCTACCTGCCTTCGCAACTGCCCGGTCGACTGTGTTCATCGCGTCGATGTACCTATGCAACGTCCGCACATACTCGGGACCGAGGGTAGCTTCCAGGAAATATTTGCCGTAGCCCTGTGTGCTAGTACCAAGCGCAGTATGCAACATACTAGGCTGCAAGATTCCTTGGCTGCTCACTGACTGCTGAAAGAACCGCTCCGCAATAGCACCCTTCACCTGCCCAACAATACGTGCACCATCTGGTGTACCACGTAAGGCCATTTCTAGCTTGGCAAAGTTCTCCGCGTCTGCGTTATCAATTATCTTGTTCGCATACAGAAGCGCATTCTCTTCCTTGTGGAGCATACCTCTCACGAGATACCCGTCGAATCCTGCCTTGTTGATGTCGTCATCCGCTCGCGTCCACTTCCTGAACGTGCTCCGGAATCTAGCCGGCAGAGCATCTCGAGTCGCATTGTCCAGCTCCACAATACGTTGCTTCAACTCGGCTCGTGCAGCCGCATCGTAGGTGCGTCGATCCCGCGACATGTTACCTAGCGTTGCCCTTGCGGTCTGTAGATCGTCGAAGGATACGTTATCAGGCAACCCAAGAATGACTGTAGCTCCTGGCTGTTTACTTGCTGGCCCTTTCGGAAAGCCTGACAGCGTAGTCCCACTAGGGCCCTTCACAGACTTCGTGGCACCCATCGACTGCCGCAGATCGGAGATGTCGAGCTTAAGCCCAGTAGGCAACTTATCCGTCAACGTGTTCATGGCCTCCTGGCGCACCGCGTTCAAGGTATCGAAGCGGCCGTTCAGGGCAGCAATCACAGCCTTGCCGAGCTTCTCAGGCGGTAGCTGGTCCGCGAACGTAGTGCCTAGGTCGTTCAGCGTTGCATAGTGCAGTAGCTTCCCTCGAGCTTGCTCGTACGCCTCATCGGGCACCATCTTGGAACCACTCACCCGATCCCAAAACTTAGAAGTGATGCTAGTATCTAGCCGACTTGGCGACGCGCCTCCGGTGATAGCCACCTTCCTAGCAACCAACGGGTCGAGGCCCGCATCAGTCAGTCTCTTGAAGACCGCGTCATCCGCCAGCTCGGTCTTCAACGGCTCCAAGATGCGGCCTAGACTCCACCACCGCCGAGTCTCCTCCACCAGTGGTGCTCCACCGATCTCCTCGTAGGCAGCCCGCACGCGGTTCGCCATCGTCTTGAGGACCTCGGCGCTCTCGGGGTTCATCGCCCGCCTGAATGGCGTGATCACCGAGGTCACTGGCCCGAGGACAGTCCGCCCGATTAGCTCACTTTGACCCTCACCGAGGCCAGCCGTCAGCGTCCGTCGGTAGGCATCGTCGATACTATCTGGTGCCCCAGGCAGCCCCATCGCCGCCTGGACACCTTGCATGGTCAGCTCGGTGCCCATGCCCGCGGCCGCGGCCCCAGCAACTGCCGCGCCCCCAACCACGATAGCCTTTCCCATCGGTGTTGGCACCCGCGCCGCGAGTGGCGCTGCAGCTTCGGCGGCCTGCGTAGCGCCAACCATCGTGGTAGCGATTGGTGCCGCGACCTCCACGAACTTCTGCATCCCGCTCTTGCCCTCCGGTACTACTGGAGTTTGCTTACCCTCCATAGGTGTACCTGGGGCACGAGTCCAGGGAAGTGCGTTCGAGCCCTCCGCGGGCTTTAGGGTGTTAAGCTCAGCGTCGATATCGGCTAGCCGCTTTAGAGCACGCTCACGTTCAGCTGGGCTCATTAATCCTCCAGACTCTTCATGAGCTTCTCACGCTCCTTAAGCAACCCACGAGCCTTCGGTGGGTTTGAGTATTGCATTGGGTCAGTGGGCATCGCGGGCGATAGCACGGCGTTCGACTCAGTAGACATCGGCGGCTCTTGGCTCTCACTCGACTCGGTAGGCTCGGGACCACCTGGCGTGCCAGTCGACGGCCCACCCTTGTCACGGAACTCGGTGACGCCACCCACTACCTTTGGATCCCGGCCCAGGACGCCAATGCCCTTGACGTGTTGCTTCGTGAAGTCAGCCGGGATAAAGCCAGTCTCAGTGATGACGTTCGGTACCGGGCCCTGCTTGAGAACCTCGTCGAGAGGTAGCACTGGCACGTTATCGGGAATCTTGTACCCAAGCGAGTAGAGGATCCCAGCGTCCACAGAGATGTTGGTCTTGACCTTGCTCTGGAACGCAGGTAGTGCCTGCTCAAATGTCTGTGGGCTATCGAACAACGACGGGATCCGCTTGTTGATCTCCGCCCGCTCCTGGTCCGACGCAGCTCGGCCGGACAGGTACAGCAGGTACTCACCCTTCATCTGCTCGATATCTTTGCGGAGAGTCTGCAAGTCAGGATCGTCCGTCCCAGTTGCCGCCCACGTATCTAGCATAGGCTGCCGGATCCTGCCAACTGGAATACGCCCCTGAGCCTTTAGGTCATTATACCTGTCCTGGATACTCTGGATCTCCAGCACCAAACGGCTCTGACGCGAGAACTCCATGCGCTCCTCTTTGCTTGGCATCTGGAGCTTCTGCTCGCTCCGAGCTTGGGCCAAGCACTGAGATGCACCCTCGTAGTCTCCCGCATCTATAAATGTCTGGACACACGAGCCTCTAACCTCGTTTGGAGTCAGTGCGGTCAGCTTGACGAAGCCTTGCTCGAATCGCTTCATCACCTCGGGCGGAGCACCCTTAGCCTTAGCCTCCGTTGCATCGCTGATGAGCTTACCAAGCGGGCTGTCAGGCGTCTGGATCTTGTCCAGGCCTTCGGCAAATTTAGTAGTTGGATTCCCCTTCTCGTCTAGCATCCCAAGTTCGGGTCGACTTGGCGGCTTCCACGACCCATCTGGATTGCGTGGTAGCACGTAGCCAGGATTACCCTGCAACAACCGCTCGGCACGCTCTAGTTGATCTGCTCCAGTCTTGTCGACTGGCTCGCCCATCGCAGCCATCTGGTGCGCCAACGTCCGCTGCTTCTCGGCCCGGGTGTAGATAGCCTCGTTGGCTTTCCGGGTTTGTTCATCGAGTTCGCCCTGGGTCTCAGCTACGACTTTACCTGTCCTAGCCCTGGACTCGACGGCTTGCTGCTTCCTCAACGCAGTCCCCGCCTGTGTCTCCTCGGTCTGTGCTCGTCGAAGTGGCAGCGTGCCCTCCTCGAGCTCACGGCGCTTCCGTTCGTCCTCAGACCAATCGAGCTTACTCTGCTCACCAGCCTTCCACGTCTCTAGAGCAGCCTTGTTGCGGCGCTGCTCCTCAAGTGCCTGGTTAGCTCCAATCTGGGCCTGCGACGTCCTCTCTAGTCGTGAGGCTTCCTCCCGCTTGAGCCGGTTAGCCTCTATCTCCTTCTCTACCCGCTCCAGCTCCGTCTCGCCACCACCTAGTGCAGTCGAGCGATTCCGAAACTGCTGCATCATCATCAGCATCTGAGCTTGCTGCTCAGCGCGCTTGCCCCGGAGGTCTACGACTGGCATCAGGTCACCATAGTCCCGGAGCTAGGCCGCGTGGCTCCCCACTGCGACCCTGTGCTAGCAAACGGCGGCACGTCGCTCCTCCGAATGAAGTCCTGGTACGCCCTAGCCATTGCCGCCTCACGAGCACCGTACTCCGCCTGTGCAATACCAGCCTGGTTCGACATGACGTTCTGCATCGCAGCCTGGCGCTGGTTCTCTAGTGTGGTCTGGAACTCGGCGCCCTTCGCGGCAATGTCTTGCGAAGTCTTCTGTCGAAGGTCGGCCTGCTGTTGCAGGTTCGCGCTCGAGTACAGCGCGCCCCGGCTACCAAGCGTCTCTCCGATCTGCGACGCCTGGCGCCCAGCCTCTCGATTTGCTACGTCGACATACTTGCTGAACATGTCCTCGAAGCGATTGGTCGTGCGACCCTCGATACCTTGATACTCCTTCGCTACCATCTGCTCATACGCGTTGCCCGTTGCACCAGAGCCCACGTAGAATGGAGCGATAGTTGCGTTAGTTCCTGCGCCCGCTTGCTGTATGGTAGCAGCCGGCCCCATGATGCCGGTGTTACCGATTTGCGCTTGCCCCTGCTGCTGTCCCATCAGTATTGCCTATCGCCTACATTGGTGGCAGTGTCTAGCTTACCACGCAACCGCTCCAGCTTGCCCTGGATCTTCGGGATCCGTGCTGCTTGGCCTGGTCGGATCTGATCCTCCGGGATTGCCTGTAGGCCCTCTAGCCGATTCTCCAACCGACCAATCTTGCCGCCCAGCCGAGTCACTCGGCCAGCCCATGGTCCCGGCTTCCCACCACTGGCCTTAGCCCCTGCGGCGCGCTCCTTCGCCAAGAAGATTCGTTGCTCGGGAGTCAGACTCGTAATATCACCCGACGCCAGGCCTTCCTGGCTCACGCCCGGGATATCCTCGCCCTTACCCCCGACGAACCCCAGTGCCGCAGCCTCGCTTGGCTTTAGCTCCGGGATAGCCAGGTCAAACTTCGCCTTCTCAGGATCGCCCCCAGACTCGAGGTACTCCCCGAAGCCTGGATACGTCTTGCCAACGTTGGCTACGGTCATCCTAGCGAAGTAGTCCTTCATCGCTTTGTCCTGGGGATCTTCTGGCAGCGGCTTCACGTTTGCTTGGCCCCCACCACCGCCACCGCCCCCAAACGCGCCCTGGCTTTGAGCTACCTGCATCCCGGTCGCAGCGACGGTTGCCACGCCTGCGACCACTGCTGCTGTTACCGCGGCCATACGTACCTCCTAATCGAAGAAGCTCCACAGGATCAGCCGCCCGTCCTTCGGCGACTGACCAAACCCTCGCGGCGGCATCGCCGCGTGAAGCAAGTTACTTGGGATCACGAGCCCACGGTTAGGTTTACAGGCTACCTCACCGATTATACTCCACGCATTCAAATTGTTACAATCACGCGTCCATACGTCGAGCTCAGCCTGGTTCTTTGGGTGCTCGCTGAAGTCCTCGTCCACATGCTTCAGCAATACCGTACCCCCCGGGCTCTCGTTGATGTAGATAAAGGACGCCCACTTTGAGACCTCCGCATCGCTATGTGCCCACTGTGGTGGCTCAGTTCCTTCTAGGCTTAGCCGGAAGGCACAGATTTTCAGTAGTATCCTATAACCCATTAGCCACGAAAGTGTATGGACTAACATCTCCTGGGCCACTGCCGGTACCGGTAGCCCAATGTTCTTGTAGACTACGCCGTCGGGACCAGTCCGATCCTTATACTCCATGCCCCACGCGTAGTCCCGCAGCAGTAGAAACTCGTTGTTTGGGAACACCTCATCAACGGCAATTAGGTACGGTGTCATATCAGCTTGACGTAATGCGTCTCGAACGGCTGGTAGCCCTTCTGCTCATAGAAGTGAGCCAATCGCTCGGGCATATTGTGGAGCATGTAGGCCATCGTCACCCGGGTACATTTGCGGAATCTAGCCCACTCCTCGAAGGCCTCCAATAGACGTGTCCCCGTCCCCTTTTGTGCCCCGGGCCAAACGTACCAGAATAGCTCGCTAGCGCAGAGCGCCCCATCGAACACGTTCTCGTACACAACACCCGCGATGGCCCCCTTGAGCTCAAACCCCTCGTGTGCACAGAGGACTATCCCCTGACCCTGGCTCATGAATCCCGCCATCTTGGTCTTGAACACTGTCGGGTCGAACTTCATCAGGCTCGCCCCGTATAGATTCGCGAAGATCGTCCCCATCTCTCCCAGCAGATGCAGATCGTCCACTGTCGCCGTTGCTATATAGCTCCTCGGCAAGGATCCCAAAGAGGTGGCAGTCTCGGTAGATTCCATCCCTCAAGTGCGCCTTTCTCACCACGCCCTCGAGCTTGAAGCCCAACCGCCCAACGAGCTTGATGGCTGTTCGGTTATCTTCCGGTAGTATAGCTGTCATTCGACGCAACTGTGCTCGCAAGGCGAAGTCTCGCATTGCTTCTAGCAGTACAGACTCCCGCCCCCGCAACCGTCGATCGAACATCACGACATGCATGTTCGCATCCAACCTCGGACGAACCTGCGTAGCAGCCGCGAGGCCAATAGTTTCCTCGCCCTGCATGATCTCATAGAACTGGTTCGTCGGAGCTAGCATGCCTTCCTTGAATGCCTCAAATGTCCGAGGAATAACGTCGTCAAATACTTGTGGGTATTGTCGCATCCGCTCCCACAAGTATTCGAGTTTACCACTAGTTAAAATCAGTGGGCGCCATGTTGGCTGGATTGCGCTCCCCGAGTCCGCCGATTTCGCGCTCACTTGGGAAAAATTCGCCGCTGGGAACATAGATTTCGCTGTACCCTCTCCAGCTAGGCCTACCAGCCCCGCTCTCAACAGGGTACCGGAAGCGGTACCTGCGTACGTGGCTCGTTACATTAGTGTCAATAAACTCGTAGCCCCAATGCGTCTGCTTTGGTGTCACAGGTAACGACAATGGGAACGATTGACCCCGGTCGACGCTGATCTCGAGTAGCCACGTCATAGCTACGGGGATCCTTGGCCAAGCCTGTGCGACCATTACCCGCTCGAGCGTAGCATTGTGGATCTGGTTCTGGTCGTAGTACATATCCGGCGTATCCATGAACATCTCTAACCCGCCATCCGCTGGCCGCGATAGACGATCCCCATCGATCCGCTCATCGATCACAAAGAAATCTTTGTCTCGGCTCGCCAGAAGCACTGGGTAGACAGACGGGAAGCCAGCTCCGTCGTAGCCAGGCGAGCCTACCAGGCCAGTCTGCCAGAATTCATACAATGACCGTAGACTAGTGAATACATCGCGGGTCCATGTATCCCGAAGGTAATCGTAGATTAACACCACACACTGCGTGCTCTGCCATTGTGGGATCACCAGGTGGTACTCCTTGAATCCCATAAACAGGCCCGCAAACGGTATGTTGACCCAGCTACTCATGTCACCCTGATCCATGATCTGCCGGATATACGTGTGGACAGGGGTACCGATAGCAGTCAACTTGGTACCATCCCACACGTACACGTTGAAATCATTGCCCAAGAAGATGTGGAATTGGCCCGCACTTTGAAGGGTCCAGGCTGCCTGGCAGCCTACGCCATACGAGCGACCCTGCGGTAGGAACGGGGCCGTATCGTCACCCGTACCGACAATATCGGTGATCGACGAATTCCGATACACGACTAGGCGATCGTTCAGAACACGGCCACCTGTGATGTTCTCAACGGTACCATCGTACAGATCCAGCCACCCACTGCGCCCTAGACCCTGGGTCCAATCCGAGTAATTCGCCCGCGCGCTCCACTGGATCCGATTCGAGACGCCAATCAGGTTCATCAGAAACACACGATTGTTGAAGTATTCAGTGAACAGTGCTGCCGGGCTCGTCAGCACCTCTGTTGTGAAAACCCCCGGGCTCGTAGCCTTGATGGCTGTGACCGTTGAGGCTCTCACAATGAATGTCCGCTCCTCTCCTTGGCTCCATGAGAAGCGGCGACTCAACTGCGACACAGGGGGAAGGGCTATCGCGGTCCCAAGCTGATGAGTCGTAGCGTTGTAGGGCGAAGCATCGTTATCGTTCAGCGCATTCGCCGACAGAGCGAGTACCGTCCGGACACCAGAGATGTCGTTGTGCAGCGCAAAATCCATGATGGTCTTAGGTCGTGCTTGAATCACGGCCGAACGACCAGGAGCCTTGATGATCTCTCCGTGTCGAAAGCGTATGTTTTGGCACCACGGGCTGTAGTCCGGGGTCAGAGCATCGGCAACCGCGCTAGTGTACAAGCCCTTGGTCGGGACCTGGTTCCGGATGAATTGTTGCTGGCCCACCCTCTCACCCCTTCAATTAGTGAAGCATCAACTAAACCGGACACCAATCGTCGTCTCGTAACCATCATCCTCCAGCAACGGGTTGTCTTGTCGGTTAGCAATTCCCTGATCCATTACGCCTTTGTAGGCCGTGGCCTCCTCAAACCTCTGCAGGGCCTCTAGGCCCTTGGCCACCGTCAGCGTTACCAGGAGCTCATGCCACTCGCGCTCCAAGGGAATTGGAAGCCCAGTCTTCAACGTAGGCAGCCGGCGTCGATACCGCATAACCATCGCCCAATCGCGGTCTGGCATTGGGTCCAGCTCCAAGTGATCCTGGTATCTCGCGAATCGCGTAGGGATGCCTATCGTTCGGTAGGTCTTGTCCAGCACCTGCCAGTGTACCTGATCGAGCTTTCGAGTCAGGTCCCTCAGAGATAGAATGAACCAGAAGTCCGCAGGCACCTGTAGCCTCGCAGTACCTTTCTCGGCAATGAACTCGTACAGTGCGTCAAGTTCTCGGAACGATGCCTTCGGAGCTTGGGTCAGCTCAGTGAAAGCGTCATTAATCCACTGATCAGCCCGAGTAGCTAGATCTTGACGATTACCGAGGCGTTTAATAACCTCGGTCTTGACGTCGTCATAGGTCTGCGGGTTCATGCTAGTGGCGCAGGGTTGATATCAGGTGAAGGCGTCGGGGGAATTTCGGTCGAGGTACCTTCCGGTACTATCGGCGGTGGCGGTGGCTCTACGCCTGCTGTCGCGGCCCATGCGTTCCTACACGACTCGTCATGAAACACAAGCTGCGGGCTGATAGCCTCCAGCACTCGGCCGCTAGGTGGCCCCGTTACCTCTGTATCATGAAAGAATCCCACAACTATCGAGTACCAACCTACGAGTGAAGTAGATGTCTCCTCACAGTTATCGCACTTGTATGTAGTTGCCATCATCTCTCCTATAGGAACTCGACGATCCAGATCGAGCCTGCGCTAGCCGTAGAGCTCGGTCCACTGAGCCATGCTGCATTCGTCTGAGCATAGAATTGAACGGTGAGAGTATGATACCCACCTCCCACCTGGAAGATCGTAGAACATCCCTCCCATGCAAATAAACCCGAAGTTAGATCGTAAAACTTCTGGTTGATTGAGTAGCCATCAATTAGGATTCGAGAGTACATGCCTTTTGGGGATGCACCACCCACAAAGAGCCACATGCAAGGGAAGCAATGAACTGTGCACAATCCTCCACTCGTATAGAAGCCTACCGCTGTGTATTGGACCCACGAATCGTGAGCAACACTCGTCCAACTCAATGGGCACCCAACACCCGTGTAGGTTCGATACCCATGATTTGGGTAGACATGGTTCCGAGTGATTAGGTTATCTGCAAGGTTACAGACTGTCCGGCCATCGCTACGCCGAACGTACAGATCCCAGCTAACTGTACCTGCCGCCTGATTTGACAACCGACGGCCAAGCAGACAATCACCAGCAGGATCCATCCACCAGGCCCAACTACCGATAGCAGGATTCGGTGGGCCCCAAGGATGATTCGCAGCTAGGATGACCCGGCCATCCGTACCACCCATACCTTGCAACAGCCCTCGCATTGCCGCTGGACCGAAAAAGACGTTCTGGGCGGAATAGAGGTTCGCTCCATTGACCACGAAATCGCCCGCCGCGCTTATGACAGTTGGGTTCGGATAGTTACCCCCAAGCCCCCCGCCGGCAGCTCCCACTGGTGGAAACGTAGTTGGCGCGCCAGTAATCTTGCCCCACCCTACGTCGTTAACTTTCGCATTAGTAACGGCATTGTTAGCTAGCTCAGCGTTGCCAACGGCCCCGATAGCAATCTCTGCGGCTGTGATCGCATCTGCCTTGATCGACGGGTTCGGATACGTACCCGCAAGGCTCCCACCAGCAGGTCCCGTTGGTGGTAGGATGGTAGGATACGGGGGAGCATCCGTGATCTTGCTCCACGAGACGCTGGTGATCTTTGCGTCGGTTACCCCATTCGGAGCATCAGCGATGTAGTCGGTCACCACCTGGCCGAAAACTAGCTCGGCAGGTGGTGCGTCGACCCACTCAAGACCCTCTCCGTTCGCAGCAACAGTTAGAACCCTGAACTGATCTGTGTCCGCATATTCTGGCGCCAACCGACCTATGACAGCTGGTGTGAGATCAACCTCAGCTACCGAGCCATCTGTGATGTGAGCACTAGTGATGGAACTCGTTGCGATCTTCTGACCTGTGACAGAGCCGTCAGCAATTTTGTCAGAAGTAATGGAGCCATCTGCGACGTTAATCGTCCCAAAGTTCCAGGCATCATACAGAGTGTCAAAGTCAGCATCGACCTCACTGGCCCACGCACTCTTGAAGCCTTTGTTGTAGGACTCGTCGAAAGTACGAACGTCACCCCGCTTGATCGGCCGTAGGACGGTTCCCATCAGTCCTTCCTCTCACACGGGTCGCCCAGCCCGTACCACTCCATCTCGTACCATAACCCACCGTACCAGTTGTCATCCACGGCCGGGCCCTGGCACTTTACAACCTGCTCAGATGGCTCGCGACGCTCGGCCTCAACCTGGCTTGGGACAATCAGGTCGGCCATGTAATCCCGATGAGTCTTCTGATCGTCGCACGCGGCATCAACTAGCCGGTTGCTCTTATAGTGCCGCCTGGCCTCGGTGACTGGGAAGTCGAATCCGCAGATGTAGCACTCGAACCATCGCTCCCCATACCGGGGGAACACTGGCCCGGGGCTAGTGCTTCCAACCTGCTCCTCGTAGGCCATGCTACTCTACCTCAGGCTGAGTATCGATCCCGTTGCCCTCGATACTTGCGATCAATTCATCGCAGAGAGCAAGTGCTCCTCGAACCTGTTCAAGATGAATTGCTGCCTGTTTAAGGGTAGCCTGTAGTTCTTCACGCCGTTTCCGTAGTTTATCCAGCATTTGGTCCCATCCCAACTGGAGGCGTTGGGACTACCACCTTAGCAGTGCCAGCCCATTCGTTTACGCACTCCTGTTTATCGAATAGTAGCTCAGTATCACCCATGAGCGTCCGACCGCCTGGAGGAGTAGGCTTCGATGGATCATACCACATGAATTGAACTACTATTGGTAGCCAGTTGTCGATCGAAGTAGATTCAGCCCCACAATTGTCGCAATGATAAGTGACCGCCATCGTTATTCCCTCACGCAAATTCGATCCAGAATAGGATTCCCGTGTTATCAGCGCGGTTTGTCAGGAAGTTGGCTGAACTATACACATCCACGTAAGGCGTCGTGGATCCAGCACCAGACCAAAACGTTGTGATGGGTGTCGGGACTGGCGCCCCTGAGGCACAGATGCAATGCACGGTCCGCGTACCCCAGCCTGCCGTGTTGTTCATCGTAACATAGACCTCGCCCTGATTACCGGCTTGTCCAAGGCCACTCCAGAGCCCATACAGAACGAGTCCACCACGACAGTTGAATGCGGAGCCCGTCACGTAGCGCGTCCAAGTACCTCCGTTAATCACGAGGTTCGCGGTAATGCCCCACACCTGTACTTGATAGATGGAATGGCCCGCTGCGATCATGTCCCGTAGGACGGTGCTGTTGGCGAGGCTACAATTCAGCTTGCCAGCTGCATCCACGAGAAGCATCTGTGTAAATGCTAACGCGCCAGTCGCTGGCGCCGCGCGAAGAAGGCGAAAATCGTCCCCAGCTACTGAGGATCGCATCGCTGTTAACCAACAAGACTGCGCCTTATCATCTGATGTCCAGGCTCCAACGGTATCCATCACACCATTAACGCCGTAAAAGATAGCGTCCGCAGCGGGATTAGATGAGATGCGTCCTTTAACTGTCCGCGGACCAAATGCAATATCTGAACCATTCGCAGGAACATAAACAATCTTCGTCGGATCCGTTGGCAGGATTGTCGCACCGGAAGTAGTCCACTTAGATTTTGCTGCCGCTGTTATGGTCGGATCAGGGTACGTACCCGAGAGATCGCCACCCGCTGGTCCTGTCGGTGCTCCTCCTGCCCCCGGGCCGATCTTGCCCCACGTAAGACCATCCGAGATATACAGGGCCTTCTCCGTTGTGTTGTAGTACGAGTCCCCAGCTAAGCCAATGGCCGGAGCGCTCGCGTACGGAGCCGCGTTGGTGTTTCCGTAATCTCTCATCCAATTACCACGGCTCGATATCCAGCACCCAAGTTCGGATTATAACGAATCGTGACTGCATTCACGGTTGTTGCGTCCCAATCGACTTCCACCGCTGTGTAGGGCGTCGCCCCGTTGTAAACGACAACATGAACATCCCGGGTGTTGAGATTGTGCGTCACGGTCTCAGGACTCGCCGTCCCAGTGAGCACAGCGGCGTACTTCTTGGCAACCCCAGCGACTGCCGTGTCCACATAGCTGCGGGTGGCGATAACTGCCGTATCGACCGCCACCGTATCGGCACCGACCGTAATACCTGTGCCGGCACCGACGTCGAACGTGGTGCCCGTGAGGGTCAAACCTGCGCCGCCGATGTAGCTCGCTGGCGCCCCGAACTGCACCCACGTCAGGCCCGTCGTGCCGACCGTGATCGGCGCATTCGTCGTCATCACCCAGGCCGTATCCGCTTGGGTCGTGCCCTCGGAGACGAACACCGCCGAGTTCAGCAGGTATGATTCGGAGGTCGCGTCCGACGCCCGCGACCAGCCGCCGGACGCGGCGATGTAGATGCCGTTCTCCGCCGGGGCCGTCTGGTTCTTGACGAGAATCCGATTGCCACCCACGGGCGTCACGCCGTCAATCGCCGCCAGGCCCGTGAGCCCGACGTTCGCCGTCGTCGCAATCCGGCAGACGTCTTTCCACGACAGCCCATTCACGACCTGATCGACATAGTTCTTCGGCGCCGCGTCGGTATTACTCACCGGCGACGCCAGGTTGGTGATCCGGACGTTGTTCAGGTTGAGATCGACGGATGGTGGGGCCAGCGCGGAGAGAGAGATCGTGGAGTGCGCCGCCGCGTCATGGACCGGGTTGCCGTGCGTGTGATCAGATCGCGCAATAGTCGTTGCAGAACCGTTCCCGCCACTCGCACCGAATGCTGTCTCGGCAGTAATCGTCCCGAAGGCTGGCATCCCATGCTTGTGGTCGCCTCGGGAGAACAACGTGCTCGAGCCCGGGACTGCAGCATCGCCAATCGCAGCTGTAGTTACGGTGTCGGAGGGTACTGCGCCAGCAGCCGCCTTCGCCGCGATCCATTGGGTCCCGTCGTACCAATAGAGAGTATTATCGGCGGTGTTAAAGTACATCAATCCCTTGACAGGCGCAGAGGGCGCCGTGCCAAGGTTCTGCATCACGGCATTCCGTATCTCGTTCTTTACAATGTCTAGCGGTCCGTAGATCGTAGGCATGCAAGCTCCCTAGCTAAGATACGCCTCGCCACCAACAGCAGCCGAAAAGGTCAACCGCATACTCGTTGCAGCCGGATACTCGACAAGTCCAGGAACCATCTCTCGGCCCGTCGAGTCTACGGCCGTCACATTTGGCCTAAATGAAAGGTTGTGCACAATGTCCCACACCGTCGCAGCCGTCGCCTGCACATGGCGGTATGCCCCGTCCGCAGCTGGAGGCGCACCTGTTATCTTGCTCCACGCAACGTCGGTAATATTCGCGTCACTAACCGCACCATTAGCAATAAATGGATTCGGGTAGTTACCAGTAAGGTCACCACCAGCAGGTCCCGATGGCGGTAAACCAGGGGCTCCCGAAATAGCACCCCAGTCCACTAGACTGAGCTTACCAATGAAGATGTCTTCCATCTGTTCCACGAGCGCTCGGGCCCATTGGAGCAGGTCCACATCTCTAGCCAAGCGTGGAAGTGATGCTAGCTGCTTAGCCACAACTCTCTCCCCATCTCTGCGCGTCAGCAAATCGAGCCAGGCAATCGTCCTGCGAGAAGCGAAGTGCGTCGATCGCTTCCTCTACCGAGTAGCCACGACCGACGCACCCCACCAGTTGTGGGCACCGCGCAACCCACACATCTTCTACGAACTCGATCTCGATGCGGTATCGAGAGTCCATCAGAATGCGTTCGCCCCCGACCACGAGTACCAGTTCTGCACGGCATCATACCGAAGCGCAGACGCACCTGGATCGTACGAGATCGCGACTCCACTCAGCAGGTCTCCAGACATCAGGCCAATAGCGCCTGATAGACCTCCCGAGCGGACCACAACTGCAACTGGATCTACCATCGCAGATCGAGGCCCAGGAGCATCGACGAGGATCGTCCGGCCTTCCACATATCGACCGCGAGCACCTGATTGGGCGATCGTAGCGATAGGCGTGCCCATGACAGTATTCGCCAACCATTGAGCTTCGGTCCCGACGTTGAGCGTCATCATAGTCCCGTCATCAGTCACGTACAGATACTTGATATCGTTTCCGTTGTTGTTCATCAGCCCAATGGCCGGGGCAGCCCCGCCCGGGGCAGGGCATATTAGCACAGCGCTAGACACCCGCTCTGTGCCACACATAGCCCACCCCGGAGGAATTCGCCTCACCCCACTCGGCGTAGCTCCAGGTCCAACAGGCGTGATAGGCGACCCGATAGCTGTCCCCCCAGCAGGGTTGGTCATGACCTCGGTAACTCCACCGAACATTAAGGTCATCGGACTTGTGCCGTTGATGTACAGGTAGGCTTCGTGGCCCTTATCGGTCTCGAAGCAGAAGGTGCCACAGGTTCCTGGGGTCGAGAAGGCACCAAGAATAGACGACCACCGATCGCTGCCGTGGATCGACACGCGTCGTGGCCACACGTTCGTTACTGGTACTGGCATAGTTGGCCCTCCTCTTAGGGCTTCAATCGCTGAAGCCCCAAGCTATCAGGCCCCCTGCGATCCGTACGTACCACGCCACTCGCCGGCGCCGGTCGAGAACCGCTGGAATGCCTTGAACTTTGCGTCGCCCGAGTCGAAGTCGTCACCGTTCTGGAACCGAACGGCCTGGCGCTCGAAGAAGTTCAGGTCGTGATCGCCCTTGCCAGCCAACAGGAACCAGCTGTCCGGGTCCACGATGTAGTGCCCGACCATGTAGTCGAGCCCCTCCTCGCGCAACGCATTGATCTCGTTGTTCGAGGTGTACGGCCGGAACTCCGAGCCGAGAATCTCCCGTGCAGTCATCTTGAGCTGAGGCCCAACGACCAGCAGCTTCGGCTTGATGACCACCGGGATGTCCATCTCGTCCGTTAGGGACTCGAACGAGATGATCGCAGCCTCAAGGGACGTTGGCGAGAGGTCTGCGTCGGTGGCCGCCCGGTTGGAACCCGTCCCCCCACCCAGCTTGGTGTGCGTCGCACTAAACAACGGCTCGTTCGCCCCAAACTTTGGGAAACCATATTCGGTAGTAAACCCGTTGTTCAGCATGTTGAAGAACGCCACCTCCCGCGCATTGCGGGCCGCCTTGCTCAGCTCCCGGGTGTTCTTCTTCATGACGTTGTACAGGTCGTCTTCCATCATCTCCAGGGTGACCCTGAAACCGAGCCCGTACGTTAGATGAGTGTAGCGCTTCTTGCCACCCTGCCTGAAGTCTTGGTATACGATCCCCCGACCTTCAGGCTTGATGGGCATAGACCCGAGGCCGCCCACCTCGAGGTCTTCCTCGTATGCCCTGCTGGACTTCTCCTGGTTAGCGATCTTTGAATACTCTGCGGGCCGCTCTTCCAGATTCTGGAAGAACACCTTCCGCAGACCGGGAGCCAGCAGGTAGCTGAATGCACCTGATACGTTGACCATCCCAGCCTCCCCCTACGCCGTCTTCCCGAGTTGGGTCGCAGACTCTAAGAATTTGCCTCGCGCGATTACCTGGCCCGGAGGCAACGATTGGCCAATCTCCATAACCAGGAATGTGCCTACTGTTGCACGATCGGCGCTCCATAGGGCACCTGTCTTCTTGATCGTGACGAGCTTCCCGACGTCCGCCTGTACCCCACCTGCCATCACGACACCGAACAGCGTGTCATCGTTTGCAACCCAGACCTGCACAGGGTTGTTAGTCTTCCCGCTAGCGTTCACGGCTGCCACACCAACCACCGACGCAGCACCCGTCGCAGCCTCCTGCACCACGCCAGCGGCGAGTACCACGGGAGCCCCCACCTCGAAGGTCTGCGCCGCAGCCTCAGGAAAGGTCAACGTCTCGGGGCTGTTGCCCGAGATGGTCCTCTGCTGCTCGAGCTGCCTCATCTACTTGTCCTCCAGGTCCACATCGTCCCGAGTGACGCTACCCGCGTAGCCCGGCACGTCCCGATGCTCCTCGTACGCCCCCTCGCCGACTGAGTGCTTAAAGCTCGCAGTTACACCAGTTGCTAGGGCGTCGATCTTCTTCTTGTTCCTGCGCCTGTATTCCTCGTGCAGCTCCTTCGGAATCCGCGCGAGCACCAGGTCCCCGACCTCCACCTGCCCCACCACCGATTCACCCGCCTTCATAGGCGTGTTATCTTTGCAGATGCCTTCCTCTGGTCCACCACTAACGATCTCATATCCGAGGAAGTCACGCTTGCGGGCCATGTTCAGGCGCTCCTTGCGAAGCCACCGATAGTGGAAGTTTGGATCCTTGTTCTTTACCTCCAGCGGATCGTAGATGCCTGCTTCCCGCTTCTTATCCGCTTCGTCTTTGGTAACGGAAATACCCATCATGCCGCCTTTGTGCGCCCCTTGGATTTAGCCGGCCGTTCGCCAGTTGGGCTTCCCCACTTGGCCCAGTCGTCCTCATCCATGTCGAACGCCTTCATCACCTCTCGCTCCTCACGAGAGGTAGGCCTGCTACGGCTCTCCTTCGCCTCAGCCGGGCTGGCGCCTTCCGGCTGCGAAGCGCGCTCGCGTTCCTGTTTGCGTGCCTCTTCCACCTCCTCTTCGAGATGCTGGGAGCGCACGTACTTTAGTGCAGCCGTGTAGCTGCCAGGCTTCGCCTTGACATCTAGCGGCATGTCTCTCATGAACTCATCAACCTCGTCGGCGTACTTGTCGAACAACTTCCCGTGCTTCTGGCGAGCAACATCGCGCTCGTTGTCCGCACTGCGTCCGAAGTATTCCTGCACGATAGGCCCGACCCGCATTGTCACTAGATCGTTCATCGCAGCAACTGGGTCTTCGTCGAAGCGGTCTCGCAGCGTCTTGACCTGCTGCTGAGCACCACGATCGCCAGCGGCGGCCGCCCGCTGGATTTGCTCGAGGATGACGCTTACCTGGCCTCGCGCTGACGCAGCCTCTTCGAGACTACGTTGCGTGACACCACGCATCTCCTCGCGCTCTGATTCTAGACGAGCAACCTTCTTAGCTAAGTCCTCTTGCTCCTCAACCTTCTCCGTTGACTCTTCCTGTGTACCCGCCTGCTCGTCCTCGTTGTCGCCTATCATTGTCCACCTCTTGCTTCGCCTGTTCCAGGCGTTCTAGCAACATATCGCCGAAGTCAATAACAACATTCAGCGCATTGAATTCACCCCGAACTTCTACGAACTCTTCCCAGTTACTGCATCCCACCATTCGGAGAAGGCATCCCTGCCGGGCCTCCACCAGATGCTCCCACAGCAGGACCCATTCCGGCTCCGTTCTGATTCGGTCCAGGGCCTCCTTGAGGTCCGCCGGGTTGTTGGGCATTGGCATTGGCATCACTCTCCAATTGGTCAGCCAAGCTAGGCGGCAACAGCGTGTCGACTGCCCGGATTTCGTAGGTCTGAACAATCATGGACATTAGGTAGCGAGCACCGTCGGCCATCTGTACAGCCATCTGCTGTATGGGAGGAGGCGTCTGGGGGTTCATGGCGATCCCACCGATCTGGATTAGCTGCTGGTAGTACTGGGTAAGCGTGCCCATCATTGCCAGCAAGCCCTGCTTTTCGATCTCACGATTGATGGTCGCGGTGCTCGCAGTCAGCTCCATCCCGATGCCGTCGGCGATGAATTCGTCGGGAAGGTTAAGCACGTTCTCGATCAATTCACCGTCGGCTCCCTTCACGAAGTAGGCCATCCCAGATGGCCGGAATTGGGCATTCAACAGTAGGAGCTTCTTACCTACGCTGCCCAAGCAATCACGAACATCCCGAACGTTTAGATCGAATCGTCGGTTGCCTTCTTGGATGAGCGCAAGGGTACCAGTTGCAGTCGCCCGGTTGCCGAGTACGTTCGACTCTCGACCCAGCTGGTAATCAGCAACTCCGGATCGTCGTTCAGCATATGCAAGGCACGATGTCTCAAGCTGCCGCATGCTGGGATACACATCGGCCATCGGGAGGGTAATGACATCCCTTGCGGGGTCTGGCACTGTAAGAAACCGCCCGGGCCAGACCTTAGTTCCATTTCTAACGACACCACGTCGCCCCACAAAGAAGCGAGTGTTGGCGAGGGTTGCGTTGTCGACCTGCTGGTTGTGGAGCGTGGATATCTCGTCCTGGATAAGTGCAAGTTGCCTCGAGATCCCAATCCCATCTCTCTTTCCTTCACGATCAATGAATTTGCCCTTCTTGAAGGGACGCTCACCCATCACGTCCGGGTTGTACACGCAACGCGCGATCGTCTTAGTCTCGTGGTGATAGGTAATCATCACAGGGACCGGTAGATCGCTACCCGCGAGTGGAAGGTCAGCGTAAATTTCGTAGAGTGTATTTAGTTTGTCCCTGGGCTTCGGAGCCTCCTTCTCGAGCTCGTTCTCAAGAACCTTCTCCTCCATCGGCGTCATCTCAGCCTTATGGGCTAGCATCTTGTCAACTTCGTCGTACACCTTGTCGTGCTTCCTCCAACGAAGCTGGCCATCGGTGAGACGAATTCGGTGGGCCATCCACTCAGCCTGATTGAGCTCGTCCTCGATACCAGCCTGACAGATGATATCCGCTAGTAGAACGTGCTGCACCTGTGGACGGCGCACGATGCGATCTTTGGTCCTAGCCGCGCCCTGCTGAATCACGAAGCCCCTCTGAGTGAACGATTCCCAGTAGACCTTGAGATAAGCCCACCCGTGCTTTACGACCTCAACAATCCAGCTCCGTACCTGGGCGTACATCTGGAGCTCATTGACCCGGCTCCACTCCATGAAGTCCTGCAGAGGATTAACGACAGGCTCTAGGTCCTTGATTAGCGCTTGTGCTGACCAGAATGGCTGCACTGCAAAGATCGTGTTAATGATACGTGCAACGATCGAGTCAACAGTGATACCTACCAACGGCACCACCAGGTTAGCTGCACCCTCCCACGGGAAGGTCTTCCGGGCCGAGATTGGATCACCCAGATACAAACGGTTAGATTCGTCAATCCACTCGAGCTTCAACTCGTGTACATACAACGCCTCATCCAGCTCGCTCGATAGATACTGAGGAAGCCACTGTTTGTCCTTCGGGGTAAGCGCAACAGGAGCACCCGGAATAACTCCCGTGTAGGATGGCACGACTACTTACCCGAGGGGACCTTCGGCGGCTTCTTTTGGGTATTACCGCCACGAATACGATTCTTGCCTGCGCGACTGATCGCCATTGCTCCTCCTACTTGAAGCCAAGCCGGCTCATGATTTGACCAGCCGTAGCAGGGTCGAAGGTTCGTGGGATGGCTGAGATACCACCAGATGGTGACTGGCCTTCGGAGATGTACGACGGGCCACCCATGCTCTCCTTCATCATGCGCTGCATGATCGTGGAGTCACCAACGTCCTTGACGGTGTTACCGACGTCCTTCACCAGAGCCGCGAACTTCTTGGCGTTGTCGGCCCGCTCCTCTGGTGTATCGCCTAAAAAACTTGCGAAGTCCGTCATCTTCTTAATGCCCCGTACGGCCCCGCCCATTGCACCGAGGGCACCTGACGCACCTGTTACCTCACCTGGCATCGGCCCCATGAAGTCAGGGGATGGCCGAGCCATCTCGGTAACAGTACCCATGCTACCTAGCATCTGTCCCATGCTATCTCCTTCTGGCCAACATGAACGCCCGTTCGGGCGACGTGTAAGCACGATTGAAGACCTCGGCCATACCGGCCTTGTCAGTTACGCCAGCTTCCTTGAACATCTCCATCCGCTCACGGGCAGAGGCTCCCTGAGCCATACGACGCCGCTGCTCGCGCCGGATACCAGTCTCTGGGTTCGAAACTGGAGTCCCCAGGCCAGTACCTGGCTCGAGGAAATTCGCTTTGAACATAGCCATCATGGCTTCTTTAGCGGCTGGGTCAGAGTCGCGCGGCACGACTTTCTTCCAATCTGCCTCTGTTGGCATACGAGAGCCAAGCTGCATCGGATCTCGGTTACGAGCGCCCTGGGCGGCCGTCTGAGCTGCCTGAGTTGGCTTAGGGCCTGAGCCCGACTGTTGAGCCATCAGACGAATATCATAGCTGCCTCAGCGGCAGCTGAGCTATAGAGAGAGAAGCTAGTTGTGCCTTCACCATAAGCCTGAGGGACAAATAGTCGGACCTTCACTCCTAGTGAAGGAACGTTGACTGTCCACTTTGAGACGCCGTTAGCAAATGTGAATTGACAGCCCGCAGTGCTAGTCAGAATAGCATAGACAGCAGTCTCGCCAGTCGTTGGCCAGTCGTAGAACTGCTCATCATCGGGCCTTGTGGTGTAGGTTGCGTGGCGACCACGCTGGGTGTTCCAGACGTCATCGAGATCTTCGGTAATGACGTTGGCAGAGTTGAGCTGAGCAATGTTAACTCGTACAGTAGATGGCATACTCACCTCTCTGGACCCTTCCGCTTCCTCTTACTCCGAGGATTCGTACCAAGAGCACGCGGGTTAGTCTTCATGGCGCGAGGATTCGTACCTAATTCTCTTGAGTTTATACCAAGCTGCCGAGGAGTCTTACCGAAGGTCTCCATCATTTGTTTCCCGCTCTACGGGGCTTCGCCCCGGGCCCCAGGAGGGCTGGTGAGGGGCAAAGGCCCGGAGGGGATGTGGGGGCAGCCGTCTCCGGTTGAGCGGAGTGCCAGTGTGGGGTGCGAACAAAGTCAATAGCCAGTTGCATTGCTGACTCCCTCCCAACGCGGTGCACGTTCTTCGATCTGAGCTCCGATCTCGGGTCGATCCATGTCAGGCGTTACCCAGACCTGAGGGCCGTAGCTCAAAGCGTCGAGGACATCAACAGTCTCGCCCAACGGAAACGCCTCGAACTCGTCGACCAGGACCTGGCAGGTTGATCGGCGGATCCAAAGGCGTCCCCGTTCGGCGTACGGCTGTAGCCCCCTGATGCGGCTCTCTTTGCCCTCACGGCCCCCAGGGCGGACCTCGCGGACGTTCAGCCACTTCCCCCGCCGGATACACTCGGCCTCGATGAAGCCTTTGAGCGCACGCTGATAGGCAACCCCCTCGACCACGACAGCGATGGGGTCCCAGCGTTGGGCCATATCGAAGATCTTTTCGATCATCTTGAGGGGTTGGCTCCGATCGGCCCACGCTTCCAATACCAGCACCCTCTCAGCTTCATCGAGGCCGGCAACCACCACGGCGCTGCGCGCCGCGTAGTCCTTCTCGCTAACAGCGGGATCGCACAGGATCACGGGCACGACGCGCACCCGCTTCGGCGATCCGACGAAGTTCAGAATCGTGCATCCAGTGTCCTCGTCTAGCTGCCAGCCGTTTAGCTCGAAGAACCGTAGCCACCCAGGATCGAAAGTCATGTGCTCGGGGTCGAATGGCTCGTTCTGGTACTGGCAGCTGAACTTGAAGCTCCCGATCTTGTTCTTGATGCGCATCAACTCCTTGAGCGGGAACCTCTCCGGCCATAACGTCAAACCCTCCGGTCCAACGGCCTTCCGATGGAAGAAGTCAATGTCATGCTCATGCTCTTGGATCCACGCATACAGATCCTTGTGGGTCCACCGAGTACCGTACGTCTCAATTGGGTCAACTGGTTTCTCGAGCAACGACTCGCAATACAGGTACCAATCGATCGTTTTCTTCATCACCTCCACACTCTCGCTAGCCTCCTTCCCAACTAGGTCATCCAGCTTGATCCTGTTGTAGTGCCGGCTAACGACCGCGCCCCCGACGCCCATGACTTCAACGGTGCTCTCGGGGTAGTCCTTCGACCTCGGGACGAGCATCTCGCTCTCGCTCCACTTGCACTTGCCCAGGTCCGGTATCAGCTCTGGGAACAGCCACCGGAACAACACGGCGCGCTCGAATACCGCTTGGATACGGCGGAGGAAGTGGCTCGCGTTCGTTGCCGTCTCGTTCGCGATCAGCAATCTGATATTTGGATTCGCCGCGATAAGGCGGACAGTGTCGGCAATCGTCCACACACTCGTCTTCAAGTGGTCCCGCGGCACCAGCCCGAGCTTCCTCGTCGTTGGGCTTTCGATCCATGAGCACATCTCCGCGTGGAGCCTCGGCGTCAGGTCGTGGAACCCAATAATCGCCTTGGCCATCACGTACGTGCTACGCTGCGCCTGGACTCGCAGACTTGTCCGTACCTGTTCGCTTCGGGCTCCAGTATCGCCTGTTTGCGCAGCGAACTGCGCGTGCTCCATGTCGCTAGCAAACATATCGCTTCAGCGATTGAACTGCCAAGAAGCTAATCATCATCTTGGCTATCGTCGTCGGTATCCTCCAGCTCCTCGAGCTCCTCCTCGCTACCTTCGTCGGCTTCAGGCTGCGCCTCTTCCTCCGGTCGCTTCTCCATCACTTTGTCCTTATCCCCACGCGGCCCGCTCTGTTCACCAGGTCCGCGAAGTCCTTGTAGTTCGTTTGCTCCAAATTCGGAGTCTGTCGGCCCCCCGCCATCTGCTGATCAATGATCTGCTTGCTCCCCTCTAGCACCGCCTGCGGGTCCTGTCGCCACTCGCTCCTGTCATACCACAACCGCTTCCTCGAGATGCGCGGGGTGTCTCGCGGGTACTTCAGGGTCACATGCCTAGTCTGGTTTAGAGCCTTCATTTGCGGAACGTCCCCTTCAGCAGCCGCTCGGTCTCTTCCTCCGTCATCGCCCGGCCGCTGGTATCGAGCATGTTCCATTCCTTGACCTTCCGCACGATCGCCTGCCGCTCGGCGTCGGACGCCGCCCGACCGGACTCCTTCAGTAGCTTCTCAGCAACGCGCTTGTCCATTACTTTTTCACCTTCTTCCCGGGCAGCTCCCGGATAATCTTGATGAACGCCTTCTGCCCCTTGGTTGGCGGCTTCTTGCCCTGCCACTCAGTCGCTAGCTTCTTCGTGGCCATTCTGGCCCCCATTCCCGTTGGGCGTCACGTCGATTACTGGCCCATGCACTTCCTGAAGAACGCTCGCAACATGCGCCAGGGCCTCGGCGTCGATTGTGTGCGTGATCTCTGTCTGGACTTTCGTTGGCGCGCGTTTGCCAGCTCGATCAAGAATATCCTGCGCCGTCGACGCTGCTCCAATTTGTGCGCGGACATTTTGCTCCATCGCAAATAGCCGATCCATGACCTTACGCTCGACGTCGAACGCATACGCCGCCTCGTTCTGAATCGCAGCGTCCAGGTGCTTCGCGCTCTCGCTGATCTCATCCACGAACGTGCTCTCTAGCGCAATCAGGTAGCGTGCAACGCGAGGCCGCTTCAGGATTGTGCTCACGGTCATGTAGTCGGTATCAATGAACCGTCCGATGACGATCTCACTCATACCGGCTGCCCTCATCAGGGCCACGCGTCTCTCTAGGGGCTCCAGGTCCCGGTAATCTAGGTGTCTACTCACGATCCGGATCTCCCCCAAGTTGCCTCAGTAGATCTGTCAGTCTCTGCTCCTCCTGCCGCATCGCGGCCACCGTTGCCCGCCTCTCCAGGTGAATCCCCCGATCATATGCCTGCTCAAAATTCGGTATCGGTCCCATGATACCTGTCTCCCGGCGCCTCTCCTCGATTACCTGCTGAAGCGTCTTGTCCCGCAGCGCGTCCCCCGCCTCCAGTGCCCTCTCATCGCTCCCCAAGACTCGGAGCCTCTCGGGGTACTTCTCTCGGCTATGGTAGCTAATCCTGTCGAGCTCCCCACTCTCCATCAGATCCACGATCTCCCGATCGCGGTCCGACAGATCCCTCAGCAGTGAGTAGTTCGGCATGATATCCACATCATCCGTCTCGGGCTCCTCCATCCGCCGTCGTATGACCCGCGATTCCTTCTTGCCCGGCATCGGCCCCATGAACTCCGGGTCGAGCCGTTCCCGCTCGATAAACCGCTTCTTCATCTCGGGGTCTCCTCGACCCCTAAGCGGCATCGTTACCTCCTCAGTGTACCCCTTCCGCCCAACCGTCCCCCCACCGACCTTCTGCATGTTCTCGATCCGGAAGAATCTCACCGTTTCCGCATCCGGAAAGTCCTTGCCTGCCTCGTTGAACAGATGCATCATCTGTCCAGTCCCTAACTCCTCCGTGCCTGGATCCTTGCTCGCCCAACCAAGGTACAGCTGCTTGATATCATCGTTGTAGTTAAACTTCATACTCCCAATCGGTTGATCGTCGCCCGTCCGGCGCACCGTATACTCAGCCTTCTCGGGAGTCTTAGATCGAGGATCCAACCGATACTTTGGGTCCGATATATGAGGCGCAGCCCCCTCGCTCCATTCGCCGAGGCCCCCACTCCGCTGGTACATCTCGACCGCTTCACCCAGCGCCTTTCCGATACGGGGGATCTGCCGTAGCACTCGCCCGTATGGGAAAAGCGTCGACGCAGTGTCTAACGTAGTCTCCAACGCGAAGTTCTGGATCGGATGCTCGTCTGCCCACTCCGCGTACCTCTCACTGTACGGCTTGCTGTGTTGGAACAGCAACTTCTGTATCTCGCGGGAGTTCTCTTCCTCAGGCGTCAGCCTCTGCTGCCAACCCGCCGATAGGCCCCCACCTGGCGTGTATTCGTCAGCCACTTAGTTTGGCCTCGTGTACGTCACGCTCGGGTACTGATCCGTGGGCTTCTCGTCCACCTGAGCCGTCGCCCAGATCATCGTCGCGTCGTGGATATCCAGACCGCTGACCCATTGACTTTGAGACTGGCCGTGGCAATGCACCGTGTACACCACGTCCCCCGTATACCAGTCTTGCCGCCGCTCCACCTTCTCCACTCCATGCCCACACTGTGCACACCACGGCCAGTCGAACATCATGGTATCAGCCTCGGTGCCCCTGGCATGCTCACAAGGCCCACGGCTGCCAACAGCCACAACAGGAGCCACACTACGATCGCTATGACCACCACCGCGTTGATGATCTGCTTGATTTGGGCATCCATGGGAATGTACTTATTCACCGCCCACAGCAACACCCCAATCACGATCAGGATGACCACCAGTTGGATAAGCAGCATTACCGACCACTCCGGCGGAGCGCTCGAGCCCTCGCCTCGACCGCCTTGCCCCGGGTTGGCTTGCCCTCTTTCACGTGCCCTGGCAGGCCCTTGGTCTTGGTCGACGCGAAGTCCTTGAGCTGCTTCTTGGTCATGTCCGTGGTGTTCTTACCCTCCTTGGCCTCCCCGTACTTCATGCCCATGTAGTGCTGCTGGGCCTTTGACACAGATGGCATCGCTTACCTCCTCATGGTTGACTGCAGCAATGCCTGCTGATTGGCTCTGTACGGAGCCTGTGAAGCTCCGGTTGCAAGGAAGTTCTGTAGCCTTGTCTCGGCCGGGCTCCCTGCCTGGATCTGTTGGTTTACCCGCTGGGCAATCTTCCCGTGCTCCCCCAGCCATTGAGCACCCTGGCCCCTCTGCGCGGCCGCCTGCCATCCAGCTCGCTGGCCCTGGTTGAGACCCAGGCCGAGCCCAAGGGACTTGGGCGTTCCACCTGGCTGTGGAGCTGGCGTCTCCGGCGCTTGGGGCGTGGGCGGCGTCGGACCTACTGGCCCCCAGCTCCCCCGCGCTGGACTACCCGCTGCCTTCATGTTCTCTACGTTCCGATAGTAGTCGAACATCGACTTGTCGAACGCCGCCTGTTGGGCTTGGCCACCCTGCATCCACTGATCGAAGCCCATCCGAGGGGGCGGACCCCCCGGGCCTGCGGCCCCTTGCTGGGCCATCAGTACGCTACCTTCCCACGCTTAGGCGCGCTCGAAACCTTGGCCTTTGGTCCCAGTGGCCGCACCGCTCGTGGCGGCTTGCCTTTCGTGAACTCAGGCGTCTTCATCAATGGTCGCTTTGCCATTGCTGCTTTCCTTTGTTCTCCCGATCGAAGAACTTCTGCTGGAACTTCTGCCGCTCTTCCTGGAGAGTAAGTATGCGTTGGGACTTCTCGGTAATGTCCTTTAGGTATTGAGTCTGGAGCGACAGCTCGATGCGCTGACCCTGAAGCTCCTTTAGCATCTGCTCTTCGTTCGAGATCAACCGAGCCACTACCTCGGTGTTGCTAGACATCCGCTGCACAATCATGTTCATGTTGTCTTGAAACCGAGTGAGAAGGAACCACAGCAAGACGCCGGCAACTACGACAGGAAAGCCTACTTGAACAATAGCACGCGAAGCAACATCGACCCAGCCCTGGCCAGGCACGACAACTTGCGTGGTAGGCTGTTGGCCGTTAGGCATCGGGCTCGTCTTGTATGCCCTTTGTGCTGCCCTTCACTTCCTCCTGCAACTTCTCCTCGGCCTTCTTTCCTTCTTCGGCGTCGATGGCTGAGGGAATGACTTTGTCTTTGTCGAGCTTAATCATCGACTAGCCCTCATGTTTGCGAGATAGCGTTGTTGAACTTCTCTGCGTATCCAGCTATCAGGCTTGCCTGGTCGTATCCATTCACGATCGTCCGCGCGTCGTACCAGTTCGTCAACTGGTCAGTAAAGAACTGCCCAAGACGCTTACCCGTGAAGTCGCCATCGATCATGCCACCGATGATAACTTCTAGGGCAATGCCCGGCTCGAGGGCTCGGTCAGCCTTCTTTACGAGACTTCCACCCAACTTCAGCTTGGTGTCCTGCCGCTGGTAGTTGTCCTTCCAGGTCAGCTGGACGTACCCCCGTCCATAGTAGGTTTGACCAGTCTGAGGATCGGGCGTCCCATATTTCTTCCCTTTGCCCTTCCCGTACTCCGCGATGGGCTGCATGGTAGCAGCAGTCTCGTGGTAGGTGGTGGCCAAGACGTAGGCCAGCATCCTATCGTCGAGGTGGTACCGTTCAGGGAGGGGAGGATTCTTGTTGTCATACCAGTCAAGGAAGACATTGAGACCGTCTACTTGTCCCTGGTTAAACGACTTGAAGAGGTAGTACTTGATGTTGTCGAAGAAGTACTTCCTATGAATCCCCATCACTCACCCCACTAACTCCCCGCGAAACGTAGACATAGCTCGCACGAACCTTACCATGGCGATTTGCTCTGCGTTGGTCAAGCTGTGATACACGCGCAGAAGATCTTGTAACTCGGGGTCTACTGGCGTCACTACAGAGTACGACGGATCCACAGTCTGGACAAACGTGATGAGTGCTCGCGTAGCCGGCGTCACGGTAATGCCCATGGTGGTCGCCGCAGAGGCAAGGGTACGGATGATTATTACCACCGAATGCAACGGGAGGTCCGCATGCTGCCCCGACTCGATCCTCGAGATCGTACCCTGACTGGTTACTGCCTGGTCGGCCAACTGCTGCTGGCTCCAGCCGACTAGGAGGCGCATGCTCCTGACCGACTCGCCTATGGCTACAACGATTCGATTCCATTCGGTTGCTAGCATACGATTCAAGGAATCGAGTGCACGTCGTCGTCAGTAGTCCACTTGGTGGTCACGAAGGCTGGTGTGTCGATGTTCTGGCCCTTCCACGGGAAGAGCCCGAACCCCGGATCGGCTGCTGAGCCCCACAGTCGACGATACGTGCATGGTAGCGTTGCTATCAACGCTGCAGCGGCTGCTACATCGGTTGGCGGCGTGGCGGGCATACTACTGGCCTCCGGAGCCGACGTAATAGCCGGTCTCCATCTGCTTGAGTCGGTTGATGTATTCCTCTGGGGCGTTAGGGTTGAAATTGCCCTGCGAGTCCCACAGACCGACCTTATCGGCCCACGCATCGGCGGCCGAGACTAGGGCATCACGATTCTTGCGGCCCGGGATTCGGACGCTCGTATAAGCGCCGTCCTCATCGTACCACATCGCTCCGCTGTCTAGGAGCTCCTGGATCCCCTGCTCCCGATCGAACTCCATTGGGTCGCTGGTTCGCTCGTTCTTAAGGAACCGGTGGAGCTGCTTGCGCCAAGCCTTCTTTTCCTCGGGAGATGCGTTCCGCGCGCGCTCGGCAGGCGACTGGTAAGCACCCATCATGGCCATGAACGCTTCACGTTCTTTGTCAGGCATGGAGATGCCCGACATCTGATCTGGCGTTTGTGCCACCGTATCGGTATCTGTCGGGAGTGGCGGTTCCGGGTTAACATTCGATAGCTCAACGGTCTTGGGGTCTGTCCACCGCCAAATGATGTCCCCCGTTGTTGAGCTGGCAGGCATTCAAGCCGCCCGCTGCTTGTTCAACTCCTCGACTGCCTTGTCGCCGCCCTCCTTGGCGGTCTTTACCTTGGTCTTGGGCTGGCCTGTCTTCTCGTCCTTCTCCGCGAGGGCCTCGAGGACCTTGCGGACCTCGTCGGCGGTGGGCTGGGGCCGCAGGCTCATAAGTGCTTCGGTGGCAGCGCGCTCGAGCTGCTTGTCCGACAGCGACTGGTCTGGCTTGCCCTCGGCGTCCGTGCCGGTGCCCCCACCGATTGGCTCGTTCGGCTTGAAGTCTTCGGAGAGCTTGGCGTTTTTGCCTCCTGCAGGAACCTCGCTAGTTCCAGCAGTAGGCGCGTCTGGTCCCATCTTGGTAGCCATCCCTGGTTACCTCCTTACATGATTAGAGCCAAATCCCTGGCTCGTGGGTAGCGCGCCTCGAAACGCTCCTTTGCGTGCCGCTGCGCGTGTTCGGACCGTGTGAGGACCTCTAGGTTCTCTGGCGCGTTGTCCCACGGGTCGCCATTCTTGTGATGGACAACCTCGTAACGCTTGGGAGCTCGATCGTAGAGAGCTACCAGCGTGCGAACCGATCCAGACAGCGGGCGGCCCATGTATATGCAATCCCCGTGCCATGCCAACCCGGCGATTGTTTTGAAGCGCATAGCCGAAAGTCAACTGGGCAAGATGCAAAAAAATTATGCGCTGTTTGGGGTGGGCCTACCCTGCGGGTCCTCGGTTTGAAACCCTCGTTGGGGGGTGACCAGGTCGGCTTCGACGGCATGGACGAGCTAGAAAGACCAGAGGCCAGACGAAAAAAAGGGGGGCTGGTCTTGCGACCAGCCCCCCCCGTTTGCTAGGCCGAAGCTAGCTTACTTGCTGCGCTTCGGCTTCGCGGTCGAGACGCTCGTCGCGAGCGTCTCGGTCAGGTCGGCGGTCTCGGTCGCCGTTGCGGCGGCCCGCTTCGCGCTCGCGGCCGCGCGCTCCGCGTCTTCCTTCTGCGCGTCCGACCAGTGCTTCTCGATCGCCTTGTCGTAGTCCGCCCCGAGAGCTTTCTTGGCGGCTGACTCCATGACTTCCAAGGCGTCGTACACGATCCCGAGACCGAACTCATTCTGGCTGAGCTCGGCCCCGTCGGCCCCCCGCGCCATGCGGCTGAGGCACACGAACAACTTGCGCCAGTCCTGCGGCGTCCGCTCGTCGGTCGCGCGGTACTTGTCGCGACCGATGAAGATGTACGCCTGCGGCGCGGCCTTGCTCTTGGTCTCCGCCTTGGTCTGCTCCGGCGTGACCGCTGCTGAGAATGTGGGCTTGAATGCCATTTTGGACTCCTATCCCGACGCCTTGCGTCGGGGGCGTTTCGGATCCGGGACCATCCCGGGGCCGCATCCGGCAGCGCCATCTGCCGGACACCATGAGTAGACCCGATCCGGCGACCGGAGTCAAGTGGCTCTCGCCGCCCGGGATGCCTTGCCATGTGCGCTATCCCGTCGGCCGCCCCGGTGGCTATGGCACTTGCCTGGCTAGGCGGACTTGCTTCGCGTCCTGCTTGGTAGCTAGCCAGCTGGCTAGGCCCGCAGGGCCTGGGCGCGCTATATAATGGTGGGCTCACAGAGCATCGGCTCTTCGCGGATACAATCGTGCGGCTTCAGTTATTGAACGGCCAACAATCGGCTATGTCGTTGGTCAACTGCCATGCTGCTATTCAGTTGTTCTGTTCCAGGGTGTCGGGGAACAGGCTGTAAGAGAGCGTCGTCGTTTTTGACGACAAAACAAAATAGAGGCCCATAGATGAAATCTAGGAGCTATATATGTGAAATATTATATCGTGTATATACTCATTACGGTAGAAGCACATCTTTAACAGGCTCAACCCCGACCCTTAGGAACAGAACGGCAGAATAACAGAACAACAGGCTGGCCAGCGGTCCAGATGCCTCGTCGAGCTGGTCGACCAATCCGACGAGAGCATCATGCCTGGCACGCAAATTGCTACTACAACCAACGACCCATTTAACCCCTTCCAAGCAAGGAGGCCCGTAGATGGCATTCCCAAATAGACCACACAGGCGCGTCAATTACAATTACCTCGCAAAGCTAGATGAGGCACTCGAGCAGCTCGGCTGGAGTACCAACAACATACCTACGCACGTCCTACGCTCCCCATGGCCTATCATCAAAGACTTCCTACAAGATCAACTGCACCTGCGTGTCTGTGCGTGGTGCAAGCTCCCGCTACCAGAATCGCAAATGTGCGCCACAACCAATATGTGCCACACTCACCGAGCACAGCTAGAAGACACGCAGTTCAAGCGGCGCAGCAATCAAACCAGCACGCAGCGTAGTATCAAGGCCAAGCGTGCAAACTCCCGGCTAGTGCTGGGAATGCAGGATCTGCTACGACCACACAGCGAGCCAGAAAGCGAGCCTCTGGACGGTTCAATGCCTGAACAATCCAGCAAGCTGCCCACTGGTAGCAGCGCGCTAGATATCCTCGACCGTGCTAGCAGGAGGCCCGATGGCAAGTAGATTTGAATACACTATAGCGCGTGGCATCGCATGCTTACAGCAATGCTCGTGTGGTGAACACGCAACTAACTCATACCGCAGGTTATATCGCCCATTGATATACTACTGTGATCGCTGCCTGGCTGACGTCGTACCCGACGAGCCACCAGACGACCCAAAGCCTCGTCCAATCCGTCGTCCTAATTGGCGTCGAAACTTCGGTCTATAGGCCCAGTGGCGTTTTAACAGTGTTGACTTCCCTCCGGGGATCTGGTACTCTGGCTCCGGAGTTGATGGGGTTGTGGTTGGGGCGGCCGCGGCCGGACACCGGCGGGCCGAGGTGGCAAGGCCACCCAGAAAGGACACC